CCTGCGCCATCGAGGACGCGGGCTGGATCATCCGCGACATGCTCGTCTGGGCGTATGCGTCGGGCTTTCCGAAAGGCCGCGCCAACCTCAAGCCCGCGTGGGAGCCGATCGTCATGGCCCGCAAGCCCGGCCCGCTGCGACCGTTGGCCATCGATGCGTGCCGCATTCCCGGCGCACTGGACGACGCCGACCGACCGGATCGCTTCGGGACGACAGACGGCGGGACGTTCGCGGCCTTCTCAACGCCACCGGTTGCCCGCGTTGAAGGTCGCTGGCCCGCCAACGTCATCCTCACAGATCCCATATTCGATGGCGGCTGGGATGGCGTGGTGGGCGGGGGTTCCGCGCCCGGTGCAATCAGTGTCGAACGCAACCGCGACGGCGAGGTACACAACGAAATCTATGGCGCAATGCGGAAGCCTGCCCGCGAGGATCAGGGCTACGGCGACTCCGGCACCTACTCCCGCTTCTTCATTATTCCTAAGAGTTCGCGGTCAGATCGCGAGCCGGTGCTCGGCGGGCTGGCCGAGCGGCGGCAGGCCGACGATGGCCCCATCACAGAATACGTCCATCCAACACCAGACGGTATCGGCGCATGGCTTCGGGCGCAACGTGAACGCGCAGGCTTGGCGCGGCGCCAAGTAGCGGGGCACTTCCCAAGCCGAACGGGCGGCATAACTGGATGCGTCACGAACTGGGAAGAGGAGCTCAACCGACCGACGCCCGAACAGTGGCGAACCCTTCGGGACGTGCTCGGCTTCGACGGACGGTATGACACGCAGATGACCGCGGTTCGTGACGTGACGTTGGCAGAGCGCGATGCGCGAAGCACGTCGGCCAACCTCGAACTCATGCGCCGCGTGGCTGGCCTTGGTAAGACCCGCGCCAACCATCACCCCACCGTGAAGCCCACCGACCTCATGCGCCACCTCGTGCGCCTCGTCACGCCGCCGGGCGGGACGGTGCTCGATCCGTTTGGGGGCAGCGGGACGACGGCCCTGGCGGCTGAAATGGAGGGTTTCGACTGGATCCTGATCGAGAAAGAGGCCGAGTACGTCGCCATCGCTGAGGCGCGGCTGAACGGCACGCAACGCGGACTGGGGCTCACGGGATGAACAACCTGCTCTGGTTTCTTGACCACCTCGATCCGCCCCCGGATCGCATGCACCGCCGGGGCGTGTGGAGCGATCCCGATGACGGCATGGGTTCGCTACTCGGCTCTCGCGCCATGTTCGGGCCCTTCGTGCGATGGCTCGAGGCGGCGTCTCGCTGGACCGTCGCCGAGCCCGTCAAAGTGCAATGCTTCCATGCCGTCCAGCGTCGGCCTTGCGAGGTCTGCGCCGATACCGGCACCCGCTCTGGGCGCAAGTTTTACCGATGGCCGATGGCGGCTGCCATCGCGCGGGTTCACTACGACTTGGTCCCAGACGGGATGCCGAGCAGGTCGAACATTCTCTTTGCTATCGCCTGCTGCCCGAAGACTTATGACGGGCAGGGGCGCGCCAAGTGCGACCTGCCTGCCGTCGCCGCCACATTGGCCCACCGTTACCCGCTCATGGGCGATCCCCTCATTGCCGAGCGTGCGATGGCGGAGGCCCTGGCCCACGTCCGGTACGTTTGGCGCGAGGATGTCCCCGTTCGTGGTGCAAGTTGTGTAGACAAGCCGCTTGCCACGGGTGTAGAGTCAGTGGCCTAAAGGGGTCGGCTCAGAGACAAGAGCCATCGCCCTCGCCGCAAAGACTCCCGGACGGTCGGCGTCAAAGGTTTCCGGAGATTATACCCGGGATATAACCGACCCCACGAAACCACATACGGGGCCGAGCGGGATTGCCCCCGATCGGCGCGACTCCCGCCGGCCCCCACCATATACCTCGGGTTTCCGAGGATCGTCGGGACCAGGACAAAGGCGCCAAGCCTCCGGCGCCTCCTGGTCCCGCTTCTTTCATGCGCCACTCCCGAGGTTATCCGTATGGGCGGTCACAAGAGCCACGAGATGCAGTACAGCCTGCGCAACGGCTGGGCGTGCGCCGCCTGCCCGTTCGCGATCGATGACACAGAAGCCGGTGCCAGGGCGGCGATGGCCCACGTGGTGGCCCACCAGTACGCCGTGCAGCCTCCCAAGCCGATCGACTATGACCGGCCCCAGAGGCGCCAGAGGTGAGCGCGTGGGTCATCCGCTGCCGACATGGAGGCCGGCACCGGACGTTCCGCTTGCGGCTTCCCCTGACGCGGTTCGATGCGCGACTCGTGTTCCTCTGCCCAGAGTGCGAGGACTTCCTCGCGCCGCTGCTGACGGTCCCGGCATGAACTGGAAGTGGTTTCGGGTCGTCCTTGGTGGACGCGCGTCAAGGAACGCGCACCTGTTTGCGACCCTATGGGAGAACGCTGACTCTGGTCGCCAGGCAGCCTGCGGGCTCCGGCCCGGGGACCTCATCCCGGATGATGCGCCGATCAGGTACGCCACCGCCGGTCCGGCTGACGAGCGGTGCCCGGCTTGCGCGGCCAGCAAGTCTGCTTGCGCTCCCACTTGACACAATGTGGTAATCTTCTCTTAGGAGGCAACCCACATGGCAACTGCTCTACCGCGCACTCACACGGACCAAGTTCTAGACCGCGCCCGCGTCGCGCTCGACGCGACACCGTCAGACTCCCCCAACTTCACCCGCGTACATCGCGCCTTCTGCGATGCGCTTGACGCCAACAACCGCTACCACGCCTGCGACCTCTACTCGCCCGCCGAGGGCTACGGCTCCTCCTGCGCCGACTGTGGCGAGAGCTGCACCGATCACGCGGGCTTCAATCCGAACGGTGGCGCGTGGTGATTGCTCTATCGCGTATCTCGCTACTTACTCCGGTCCCCGCCCTCTCGACTGACCGCGCCCTTGCGCGCGAGGCACAGCGAGCGCTCGAGTACCAGCTCGGCCGCCTTCGGGCGCACCTTGACGAGATCCCCCTCGAGGCCGAATACGGCATCAGTCGCAAGTGGTGCGCCGACACCCTCGACGAGATCACTGCCACCGCCACCGCTTACGCCCAGGCGTTCCACGCCCGGGAGGCGTGACGTGGCCACTGATGTCGCATAAGAAGCAGCTCGCAGTCCTGCTCCTCGTCCTCGTCTTCCTGTCGCTCGCCATCCTGTGGCCGCCATCGACGAAGTGCGACCAGCCCGTGGTGGCGAGCCGCATCCCTGCCTCGGAGTTCGAGCGGGTGAGCCTGCCGTTTCCGCACCCCGAGGGGCTGACCGATGACGAGGACTACCGCGGCCATTTGGCGGATGCAAGCCGTTCTGTTCGCGCTCGGCGCATCGCTCCCGGCTCACCCATGCCGATTGTACCCCTCCCATCCCCGTCCGCGCCACGCCCTGTTAGCGTCGCGCCCGCGGCTAGAACCTGCCCGGCGTCCATGACGGGGATAGCCTCCTGGTATCGGTACGTCGTCGGTGGCGCTGCCGCCGGGCCCCGGCTCCGGGCGGCGTTGGGACCGGGGTGGAGGGGCCGTAGTGTTACGGTCTGCGCCGCTATCTGCGTTCAGGTCCGGCTCTCGGACTGGATGGCCGCCGATCGCCTGGTCGACCTCGACAGCCGGTCGTTCTCGCGGCTCGCGCCGCTGTCGCGTGGCATCGTGGAGGTATCCGTCCGATGGTGAGCGATGCCGTCCTCGTGGTTGGGGTCGTGTTCTCCCTGTTCCTGACCTCCAACTCCGTGCTGTCCTTCACGGGTCATTATCGGCGCGAGTTGTCCCTGATCCGAACGAGCGCCGCCGGCCTCGCGTGGATCGGCACCATCGTGGCATGGGGACTGGCCCGGGCGATCTGTCCCGCGGCATCGTGGAGGTGACGATAAAATGGTGAACCCGGATCCCCTTGCTCCGGCTCGCGGCTGCCTCAACGGCGGTTGCCTGAGCCTGATCTTCTGGGCCGTCGTGGCCTTCATCATCCTGGGAGCCTGACATGATCGAGCGTGGGATCGAGTTGGCCCGCCAGCAAGCGGCCGAGATCGCCCGGCTGACCGCGGCGCTGTACGGCGCGGATGAGGCCCTGCGGGCGCTTGTGAACGCCGGGTGGTCATCTCTTTCGGAGATGCGGGCTATCGCGGCGGCAGATGAGTGCACCGCCGCCCTCGCCCCAGCCCCGAGCGAGCCATGACCCCCGAAGAGGAGGCGGCCCTGCGCCGACGCGCCAATCCGAGCATGACCACCGACGCCCGAGCCGAGCTGGCGGAGGCGCTGCACGCGACAGACGTTATTCACCCGGCCAAAGATCGCTGGCCAGATGACGGTTGCGCGTGGTGTTCAAGTTCGGCCCACGACATCCTCGCCGCCCTCCCGCCCGACTGGTGCGGGCATGGCGACATCGTGACGATGGCTGAGGAGGAATGCGAGCGTTTAGAGGCCGAGATCGCCCGGCTGCGAGAGGCGCTACTGGCCATTTGTCGGTTGTCGGCGGCGGCGCACCATCTCCCGATCTTCGCTATCACCAAAGACGCCCTCGCCCTCGCCCCGAGCGAGCCATGACCACCGACAGCAAGGCCGCGCTGGCGGCGGCTCTGGAACGCCACCATGACAGTGAGGGGTTTTGCGTCTACTGCTCCTCGAAGCGAGTGTTCGAGCCGTGGCCTTGCGACGCCGCGCGCGCCCGAGAGGAGATCGCCCGGCTGCGAGAGGCGCTGGAGGAGGCCATTTCCCTAGCCTCCCGACTCAATTACACGGTTAGCCAAGAGTTTGGGGAGTCACCCGAGGTAGACGCAACTCTGGAACGTTTGGCCCTGCAGGAGGTTTTGGGATGAACGGCTATCCAACGCCCGGTGAACTGCTCGCGGCGCACCATACGATGCGCAAGATGACGAGCGCGTCGTATGCCGAGGCCACGGGGGCAAACGACATGCCGAACTCGGCGAAGTTCCTCGAGACGGCTTGGGGTGAATGGGTCGAGGCGACACGCCAGATCGCCCTCGCCTGCTCATGGCTCGCGGGAGACGCGGCAGGCGATCCTTATGACGTTGCCTGGAACCAGATGATGGACGACGAGGCGGAGGCTGATGGGTAGGCGCTCAAAGCGTAGCCCAGAACGCGAGACGGCAATCCTCAACGCTCTGCGCGTCGGTAACACGCGCCGCGCCGCTGCAGCGGCTGCTGATGTCGATCATGCGACCTTCTACCGCTGGCTTGACATCGCGACGTTTCGCGACGCTGTAGTAAAGGCTGAAGCTGAAGCCGAACTGCGCTTCCTCGGCCAGATCGCCACGGCGGCGATGAAAAACTGGCAAGCCGCTGCATGGTGGCTGGAGCGGCGCAAGCATGAAGACTATCGCCGCATGGACGGCGTGCAGATTAGCGGACCCTCTGGCGGGCCGATTGAGGGCAGGGTCGATGTCATGCATTTTGTGCCAGATGAGGCGTTCATGATGCAATACGCCCGGGTCCTCAATGAGGCAGGGCTGATCGACGAGCCGCTTCTTGGTCCCTCAGCGTTCCCTGAGCCCCGCCAAGTCGGCCCTGGAGACGAGGCCCCGTAGCACTTTGAGGGTGCTACGCCCTTGCTACGTACGCCCCCCGTAGCATCGCCCCGTAGCACTTTTCCGATGCTACGGTAACGCTACGGGGTACCCCTGCTGGGGGTCCGTAGCAACAACCCCCCCCCCTTACAGGGGGGTTGGTGTTACGGCCCCGCGGCACCTGCTCCGGCTCAAGGTGAGAAATGCCCAACCTGATGCCGGACTGGTACCCGTCCGAGTACTTGCCTCACATTCCTACAGCGCCACAGTTAGTGTTTCTCTCGCTCCCCAACCGGGAGGCGTTGTACGGCGGCGCGGCAGGGGGAGGCAAGTCGGACGCGCTACTCATGGACGGGCTGGCATGGGTCCAGTTCAAAGACTATGACGGGCTGATCGTCCGGAAGACGTACCGCGACCTCGCGCTCTCCGGGGCGATCATGGACCGGGCCCGAACCTGGCTCGATCCGTTCGTCTCGCGGGGCGTCGTTCACTGGGACAGCCTGGATCACCGTTTCAAGTTTCCCTCCGGGGCCCGGTTGCAGTTCGGCTACCTCGGGGACGCGAGGGACCGCTACCGCTACATGTCGGCTGAGTACCAGTTCGTCGGGATCGACGAGGCTACCCAGTTCGAGGAGGCGGACTACACGTACCTCCTGTCCCGTAACCGCCGCACGAAGGCGGCCACGGTGCCGGGCGTCAAGATGCGTCTTGCCAGCAACCCTGGTGGGATAGGCCACGACTGGTGCCGTCGCCGCTTCCTGCCCTGGGTCGACGACGACGGGCATACCGTCTATCCCTGCCGTGAGGACGGCGAGCGGCGCGTGTTCGTCCCTGCTAAGCTCTGGGACAACCCGCATATCAACGCTGACGAGTACGCGGCCAACCTCCGCGAACTCGACCCGGTCACCTGCTCCCAACTGCTCAACGGTGACTGGGGAGCCCGCCCACCCGGCGAGATGTTCGATCGCCGCTGGTACTCGCTCGATGGTGAGGAATTGGTTTCGCGCGCCGCCCGGTGGGTGAGGGCGTGGGACCTTGCCGGCACCAAGAAGCGATCCGCCGGCCACGATCCGGACTTCACAGTCGGGACGCTCATGGGCGTGACCCCGACATCCGAGGTCGTCGTCTGGGACGTGATCCGCAAGCGCGACACGGCAGGGGCGATCGAGGATCTTATCATTCAGACGGCCCAGGCGGACAAGGCGCGCTTTGGCAGCGTGGCGCTCAGGATCGAGCAGGAGCCTGGTAGCAGCGGCAAGTACGTCGCAGAGTCCTACGCCCGCAAGCTGCTGGGCTACGACTTCGAGGCGGTTCCCGCCACGGGAGCCAAGAGCCTCCGGGCCGTGCCCTTCTCCAAGGCTAGCAAGGCGGGCCTGGTCCACCTGCGGGACGCGCCGTGGACTGGCGACTGGCTCTCAGAGTTCGAAGCGTTCCCGCAGGAGTCAACGCACGACGACCAGGTAGACGCCTCGTCGCTCGCGTTCCAGACCCTGACCCAGCATTCGCCCGCGGCCGGCGGCACAGTCGAGCCCTCGCGCACCAAGAGCCCCTATGACGCACCCCGAAGGAGCCGACTGTGATGGCGCATGAGACGGAAGCATGGCCCGTGACAGAGGAGCACATCTACCCGCAAGGCACCCCGGCATCTGCGACGGGCGACTTCGATGAGATCCGCGAGCTCGCCCGCGTCGCAGCTCATGAGGCCGCGATTGACGTTTTGACGATGGGCGTGGTGGACGGGCTGACCGTCCGGACTGCTCGTGTCTACGCCTACTCGCTCGCTGCGATCGAGCGGTGCCCGGCGTGCTGCCGTCGCCTGCCTGCCTCCCTGCCGCTGTCGGGCCACGGGCTCGATATCGCTGTCCTGATCCACGCAAGCCATCGGCTCGCCGAGTCGTACATTCCGGAGACCGTCGCATGAAGCAGAAGTGGGTCGACTTCGAGGAGATCCGCGAGGTCGCCCCGAGCGTAGATATCGAACCCGGCAACCTGTTCACGTGGACGGGCGAACGCCGATCGGCCATCCACATCACGACGGTCCCATGGGACATGCCGACCGTCGTCCATGATGGTTTGTTCTACTGCGCCAATCGCCCGCGCCACTGGTGGCATCTGCGGACGTGGTTCCATGTGGCCCGCGTTCTCTGGGGGATGCCCTACGAGCCGGGCCTGGGTGGGTCGGCGTTCCGGCGATCCATCCCGGAGGCTGATGCATGAAGGTCAAGGTTGTGTGGCTGAACGGCGACAAGGAGACGATCCACTGCCGGGTTTTCTGCGTTCGTGATGGCCTTCTTGTATTGGAGATCAAGCGAGACGAGTGGCAGTACATTCCCTTCACGAGCATTCGGGCCTGGACCGCGGTCGAGTCATGAGCGCCATTGTCTACGCCTGCCCGCACAACGGCGAGCGCCTGCCCTGCCCGACGTGTGGTGTGCCGTTCCCCCATCGTCGCGAAGAGCTGGCCAACTGGCGCAAGCCGTCCACGTGTGAGACGCACGGCGTACGCCTGAGCCCCATGCTCAGCACGGTCGCCCAAGTACTCCGGGCGGTGGCCTGATGGGCCTGATGGAGATGATCGCCCGGGCGATGGGCGCCACCCCTCGTCTCGTTGAGGGCGTTACTATCCCTTCTGGTGACTACGTTGACTCGGATGAGGCCCTGTGGCGTCCGATCACGGGCAACAAGCGCCGCGACCTGAACCCGATCGAGTTTGACAAGGCGCGCCGGATCAGCACCTATCTCTGGCGTCGTAACCCGATGGCGCATCGGCTGATCGAGCAGATGGCTGACTTCATTGTGGGCGACGGCTTCACGCTGACCGCCGACACGGACGCGGGCCAGCGTATCGCCGATGATGTCTGGGCCGACCCCGTCACGAACTTGAAGGATCGCCACCGCGACCTCTTCCGCGACCTCTCGATCTTTGGCGAACTCGCCGCGCGGGTGTCGGTCAACCCGGTCGCTGGGCGAATGCGCCTGGGCTTCATCGATGTTGAGCGCATCCACCACGTCGACCTCGATCCCGAGAACGTTCTGATCGACAAGACGCTGTTCGTCATCGAGGGGACGAACGTCGAGCCGATCCCGATCCCGCTCTATGTCTGGGACGACATGACGACCCCGGGCGAGGGCCAGTGGGTCGGCGAGGGTTTCTACCACGCGATCAACAGGTTGACCGGGCAGACCCGCGGGACGCCCGACCTGCTGGCGATCGCCGATTACGTCGACGGGTATGACCAGCTCGTGTTCAACGCGCTGGAGCGGAGCAGCTTGGTAAACGCGTTCATCTACGAAGTGACCCTCGAGGGCGCAGATGACTCGCAGATCGCCGCGTGGTTGAGCAAGAATGGCACGGCCCCCCGCCCGGGCAGCATCCGGGCGCACAACGCCTCGGAAAAGTGGGGCGTCGTCGAGCCGGCCCTGGGCTCGGCTGACACGGTCGCGCTCGGGCGCATCGTCAAAAATATGGGGTTGGGCGGCGCAGGAGTCCCGGAGGCATGGTTCGCGGAGGGTGATTCGGTCAACCGGGCTACCCTCGTTGCCCAGGGCGACCCGACGTACCGGATGCTCAAAGCCCGCCAGGACCTGTGCCAGGGGTACGTCCGACGGTGGGTCGAGGTCGGGATCCAGCACGCCCGGGGCAAGCGCCTCAGCATGAGCGCCGCCGTCCCCAAGATCAGCGTCGGTGTCCCGGATATCAGTCAGAAGGACCTCAGCGGTGTGAGCCAGGCTTTGCCGCAGGTTGCTACCGCGATCGTCTCGGCCGTCGCCGAGCAGTTGATCGATCGCAAGTCCGGCCGCAAGGTATTCTTGATGGTTGCCAGCCAGCTCGGCGTCGAGCTGAACGAGCAGGACGTCGAGAAGGCGATCGAAGAGGATCAGGCACAGGCGAAAGCCGAGGCCGAGGCCACGAACGTCGAGCAGGCGCTTCGCGCCGCCGCCGGGCTCACGCCCGAAGGCTTCCCGAAGCCGCCGGTTCCCCTTGCCCTTCGCCCCTACGCCGGCCAGGCTCCGGGCGCTGTCCCGAAGCCGGGCGCCGTGCCCGGAGTCCAGTCCGGCGGCCCCGTGCAGCCCGAGCAGGTAGTCACCGCCTGAGGCCTCCGATTGTGGATAACTTCCGCCGAAAACACTTGACATTCTCTACGCTAGGGTGTATAGTGTAACTATCAGATGGAGAAAGGTACCGAGAGAGCTCCAATCCCCTCCATCTGACACCAAGACACTGCTACCGTTTGTCCCTTAGTGGCTTGCGAGTCCCGGCACTTGATCCGGGTCGGCAGTGTTGATAACAGACCGGCGGGGCGCCTACCAGATAGGACCCGCCGGATCTCGTTGCCGAGGGTGTGCCCGATGACCCTGATTGAAGCGGCGGCGCTCCTCGGAGTGACCGCCGCGACTCTGCGCCAGCAGATCGCCAACGGGAAGCTGAAGGCGACGAAGCGGGGGCGCGATTGGTGGGTGACGCGCCGCGAGGTCGAGCGGTATCGCGTGGAGTCGCGACGCTGATCCCCCCACCCACTCGCCGCCTACGAAGGCCCCGGCACTGTCCGGGGCCTTTCCATGTGCCTGAGGAGTCCGCCGTGCCTGATCCCATCAGTGCTGCGCGTGAGGCGGCCATCCGGCAGGCGTACAAGCTGGAGCACCAGCTCTACCAACTTGGGAACACGAGCTTGGCGGAGATCAAGGCCGAGCTCGAGGTGACCCGCCGGTCCGTGCTGTCGATCCTCGCGACCGCAACCAAGGACTGGCAGATTTCCCAGGCCCAGAGCTTGCTGGACGAGATCGAGCGCCAAATCAAGGCGTGGGGCGCGTTCTCTACAAGTGCGATCGGGAGCCGTTTCCCGACCGTGGCGGATATCGGCGTGGAGCAGATGACCGCCGCCCTGAAAGCGGGCGGTACGAGTCTGTCGATCGGCGCCGGCCCGATGCTTTCGCGGGCCTTCATTGCCGTGGCCTACCAGAGCCTGCCGCTCATGATCACGGATATCAGCACCGAGGCGACGTCCAAGATCGGGCGCATCCTGCGTCAGGCCGTGCTCGCCCAACGCACCCCGTTCGATGCCATGCAGGAGATCGGCACGATCACGGGCAAGGGCGTGTTCGGTTCCGCGCTCGTGCGCGGCGAGACGATCCTGCGAACCGAATACGGGCGCATCGCCCAGACTGCCAACCACGCCGCGCTGTCGGACGTCGCCCAAGATAACCCGACGCTCCACAAGGAATGGAGCGCGATCATCGACGGGCGCACCCGGCCCACCCATGCCAAAGCCGATGGCCAGATCCGCGACGTCGACAAGCCATACGACCTTGGCGGGTATCCCGGCCTCTACCCCCACGATCCGCAGTTGCCCGCCGAGGAGTCCATCAACTGCCGATGTATCAGCGTCGCGCAGGATGCGAGCTGGCCCGACGATCGCACCAAGAGCACGCAGGTCCCCGAGGGCGCAACTTCTCTTGACATCGCACCTGCCCCAGACGTATCCTCAGCCCCATGACTAAGGGAACCATCCCCCCCGGCCAGTGGTCCCCGAAGGGCGCCCGTATCGACAAGACGGGCAAGCTCGTCATGCCTAAAGCTCCGGTCAAGGTCAGGGTCATTCGCTTAGGCCCTCGCGGGTAGCCCGCCGTACCGGCGTTTGTACCGGCGTTTCCTTGGGGCGCCGGTTTCTCTATGTCCCCACACCCGAGGAATGGTGCTGCCCATGAGCGCACGACGCTACACCACCCACGAGCCTTGCCCGGTAGACGACGCGCCGGTGGTGATGGACACCTGCGAGGGGTGCCGTTTCTATCGCGGCGCCACGTCGTCACGTCACGAAGCGCCGGACGCCACCCACCGCTTCCCGCACGGCTGGGACGTCTGCTGCAACTGGCCGCGCGACGGGGCGTATGTCGCCGCGGGTGGTGAGGGACGCGAGGGCCCTGGCATCGAGCGCGCGGTGGGTGGCGGTTCCATTCCGCCGATCTTCCTGGCGGGGTTCGACGAAGAGGCAGCGGCATGAGACGGCTACCGACCGAGATCGACATCATCGGCCAACGCTTTCGCGTCGAGGTAGTCGATCATCCGACTGCTGCCCTCGACGCCACCGACCCGGAGTCGCATGACGCGCTTGGACACTGTGACCGGACGGCCCAGGTCATCCGGATCCGGGGCGCCGGGGTGCTGTCGGACAGCAAGGCGCGCGAGACGCTACTCCACGAGACCCTTCATGCCATCATCGGGACCGCGCGGATCCACCCGTTCATGGCGGACGATGATGCCGAGGAGACCTGGGTCTCGCAGCTCTCGCCGCTCCTGCTCTACGTGCTTCGCTCCAACCCGCGGTTCGTCGCGGCCCTGATCTCCCGACGGTCGTCGGCATGAGAAGGCTCATGCCCTTCGTCTGCATCAGGACTACGTGGTCCGATGACACCAAGACCACCTCCCCGCCCCTCGAGGAGTGGTATGCCGAATGGCTCTTGCTCGCCTACGGTCTCCCGATCCTGTGGGGCAAGAGCCAGATCCGTCCCGTCCGGGCGATCCTCTGCGACCGTCACTACTGGCCTGTTGAACCTGTGCCGGTGAACTGAGCAAGCGCCAAGGGCTAGGCCCGGGGCATGAGGTGCCGTGAATGGATACGTTCCTGTTGGCCTCCATCGCCCTGATCCTGATGGTCGTCGCGGTGTATCGCTTGGCGCTCGAGGGTGCAGAGAGCGACGACTTGCGCGAGGACGACTGGCTGGCGGCTCGACATACGATCCCGGGCCCGCCCAAGGTCTGCCCGGATTGTCGGCATCTGGTCCGCCAGTGCTGCGACTCGATCCTGGGCGACGATCACATGCAGGCTTGCCAGTGGCGCGATGGTCTGCCCCGCTATTGGGTGGACACGCCGGCCGGCCGCTATTGGCAGGAGTTCCATGCACGTGACGAGCGGGCGGTTGCGTGGCGCCACCCGCGCCTAGGCGTGGCAGAACTGAGGGAGTCAGGCCCGCTTCCGCCGGAGCCCGCGAAGCCTGAGGCCGCTGCCCAGAACGCCGCCACGGCCGCCGAAGCGTGGTCCGATCGAGAGGACGCCGCCTAGCGGATGCCGAACCCTATTTCATACCAGCGGGGTCCGCCGGCCGGGACCCAGACATCCCAGCTCGCTCGCGCAAGGTGCAGGGCGACAGCGAGCGCCGTTTCGTGATCGGGCGCCGTGAACGTTGGGAGCTGCCGGAGTTCCACTAGCCCTGCCTCGATCTTTCGGATCGGGGCAGAAGTGATCCCCTCCGCCGCCGGTGCCCACGTTCCGCGCACCACGACGCCGGCGAGGCGCCACGAGCCGCCTGAGTGCTGCTTTCGCACCTCTGCCTGTGCATCGTTGTAGATCACGACCCGAACCCTAAGACCAAAGGAGACTGCATGTCTACCGTCCCGTCCAAGATCAAACACCTGTTTGAGCCCGGGGAGAAGGTCATCGGTCAACGCACCGATGACGGGACCCTCATTGTCGTCACCAGTTCTGGCCGCAAGGTATCGATTGATCTCGCCTCTGGCGAGTACACGATCCTCAGCGGCCCCGCCTTCCCGGTTCGGCCGGTGGAGGCGCCTGAAACGGAGACTCCTTTTGAAGGAGCTTATCGAGGCGCTCCTGCGGGCCGAAGCTACGACCCTAGTCAAAGCGCGGCTCGTGGAGTCCAACCTGATCGAGGCGGGTCAGAAGCACGCCAAGGTTGACCTGGGCCGGCTGCGCGAGATCCTGCGTCTCGTGCGCATGGTCATTGGCCCTTACTCCGAAGAGGAGAAGGCCGACGCGAAAGCCGAGCTTGACGAGCTTGCGGCCCTGACCGGCGCGGCGCCCGCCGAGGGTGAGTCGATGGTCGAGCGTGCAGCGCGTGCGGCCATCATGAAGGCCCGCGCCGCGGGCGAGTTCCAGGGCGAGGGCCCCGAAGAGATCCGCGGCCCCGCGAAGGCCGCTGCTCCCGAGGCTCCTGTTGCACCGGAGGAGCCTGTTGCGCCTGTTGTGCAACAGGCATCCCCAGAACCCGAGCCGGCCCCTGTCAAGCCCGCGGCAGCGGTAGCGGCCAAGGGAGCGGCTGCGGCTAAAGCCAAGGCTGCCGTTGAGAAGGCGACCGGACGCAATGTCACGGTCACCATCGCCGAAGCGGCTGACCTGACGATCAAGCAAGAGGGCGCCCAGTGGGTCGTCTACTCGGCTGACGGTCGAAAGATCGGTTCGTTCGCGACCGAGGCGGAAGCCAAGGCGGCTGTCGCCAAGGCCAAGACGATGCCGGTTGCCCTCGCCAAGGCGTTGCCGAACAAGGCGCTTGTTGCCGCGATGGCCGAGACGGGCGACTCCTGCCTGATCGAAGCGGTCGAGCCGACCGGCAAGGTCATCGACGTGCTGGTTATTCGGGCGGGCACGTCGGCCAATGGCAAGCGGTATCGCCCAGCCGTCCTTCGCGAGGCGGTCGAGCAGGGCAAGTTTGAGGGCGCCCGGTCGTTTGCCAGCGAAGGCGTCGACCACTACGGCGCCCGGGGCGTCAAAGCCCTGGTCGGATGGTGGGACAACGCTCGGTACTCCGATCGCGTCCAGCTCCCCAACGGGAAGCTGGCCGAAGGCGTGTCGGCGTACTACCACCCGACGGACCGGAACCTGCGCGAGACCCTGGTCGAGGCGATCCACGGCGGACGTCACGACCTCATCGGTTTCAGCATCTTCGGTGACGGTCCGCTCACCGCAGTCCGCGACGGCAAGCGGACAATCCAAGACGTTGGGGCGATCAATGTAATCGACTCGATCGACCCCGTTATGCACCCAGCGGCCGGAGGCCAGGCTCTCCGGCTTGTCGCATCTATGGAGACTCCAGTGGGAGACGAGAACAAGACGCCGGAGTCCCCGGACGTCGATAAGCTGGTTGAGGCCGCTGTCGCTTCTGCGATGGCTCCGATCCAGACTGAGCGGCTGGTTGAGGCCACGCTCGCACAGTATCCGGACCTTGCCGTCGCGGCGAAGGCTCGGGTACGCAAGCTGGCCGAGGGCCAGGCCCTGACCCCCGAGAGCGCGAAGGCGCTTGTCGAGGCTGAGGCCGAGTACGTCGCTGGCTTCGCACCTGCGAAGATCACCGGCGCCGGATCCTCTGTTATCACCCCCGGCCAGAGCCAGCGCGAGAAGCTGGTCGAGTCCATTTCGGACGTCCTGGATGGCAAGACCAGCTCGATCAAGAAGGTCTACATCGACCTGACGGGCGACGAGGGAATGACCGGGAAGACGCAGACCTCCGGCCGGCTCTCGGAGAGCCGACTCGCCGAGGCTGGCGAGATCCTTAGCACCACGTTCCCGAAGCTGACCCAGGAAGCGATGCACAAGCGGCTGATCGCTGAGTACAACCTCCCCGGGCTGGACAACTGGAAGAAGATTTGTTCGGGCATCACGTCCGCCAACGACTTCCGGACCCAGAAGTTCGTCCTTCAGGGCGGGTACGGCAACCTGCCGACCGTTCTTGAGGCTGCGCCCTACGTGGACCAGGCCGCGCCGGCTGAGGATGACGTCACGTTCCCTGCCCTGCACAAAGTGGGTGGCACCGAAGCGTTGACCCTTGAAGCGATCGCCAACGATGACGTGCGCGTGTTCCGACGCATCCCCGTCTCGCTGGCCCGCGCCGCCAAGCGCACCCTGAACCGGGGCGTGTGGTCGGTCCTCACGTCTAACCCCAACTTCCCGGACACCGCGGGTACCGCGCTGTTCCTTGCTGGCAAGAACAACCTCGGCTCGGCTGCGATGGACGCAACGTCAATCGCCGCCGGCCGTCTCGCCATGCAGCGGCAGACCCAGCTCACCTCGGGCGAGCGCCTCGGCATCATGCCGAAGTACCTCGTCATCCCGGCGGACCTGGAGCAGGCCGAGTATGTGCTTTTGAACACGCAACGCGTGGTCGGGAGCGATTACAACGACGTGTCGTTCGTCGCCCAGATGGGCCTTGAGCCCATCGTGGTCGACTTCTGGACCGACGCCAATAACTGGTACCTCGTTGCCGATCCGAAGCAGATCGACACGCTGGAAGTCGCGTTTTTCCAGGGCCGCCAGGAGCCCGAGCTGTTCGTGCAGGACGAGCCGACCAACGGCGCGAACTTCACGAACGATGTCCTGACCTACAAGATCAGGCACATCTGGGCAGTCGGCATTGTCGACTACCGCGGGTTCTACGGCGCAATCGTCGCATAACCCTGACAACCGGGGCCCTGCTCTTTTGGGCGGGCCCCGGTTCACTCTCTCCCCTTCCAACCGCCGGCCTGGCTGCGCGGTTCCGAGATTTGATAAAACATGGCTGCCGGCCCCTGGGTCTTCGTCAATGGTGCACGATCCGACATCCTAGATGCCGGACAGCACATCGATTCCGACTCGTACAAGATGTCGCTCCACACGAGCGCATCGAACCTTACCGTGGCATCCACGACGTTCGCCGGTGTGACCAACGAGGTCGGCGTCACCAACACCGGCTACACCGCCGGTGGCACCGCGGTCGCGATGACCAAGAGCGGCACGACGACGGTCACCGCCGTCATGACCACCGCCCCTGTCTGGACGGCTGGTACAGCCAACCTCACCGCCAAGTGGGCCGCGATCTACAAGGTCGCCGGTAACGTCGTCGCGTTTGCCCTGCTCGACTCGGGCGGCGCGGACGTGACTGCTACCTCCGGGAACACTCTGACCGTTGGCAGCAACGGCGGAACGGTGTTTACCCTAGCTTAGAGGGGCGTAACCGATGCCTGATACCAAGATCTCCGCCCTGACCGTCGCCTCGTCCCTCGCCGGAACGGAGGAGGTTGGTATCAACGATGGCACCGCCACGTCCAAGAGGTTGACGATCGCGGCGATCAAGGCGTATTCGATCCCGACCCACGCCGCGACGACCGGTCAGACGGCCGACGACCACCATGCCCAGGCTCACCATGCCGCGCATGAGCCTTCCGGCGCCGATGCGATGGCTGTCGATGCCGACGCCGGGACAGGCTCGCTCCGAACCCTCGGGACCGGCGCGACGCAGGCGATGCCGGGTAATGCTGGTGCTCCGACGCTCGGGCTGCCGCGCGTTACCCAGTTGGCCTCGCAGCACTCCAACTCGAGCACAACGCCAACCAAGGTTACGGGTCTCGACGAGACGGTGGAGTCTGGGACCTACACCTTCACCTACACCCTGATCGTGCGGGCGGCTACGGCTGGCGTGGCGCCGCAGTTCAACTTCAACTTTACCGGCGACGCCACGAGGGCCCTCTGGTGGTTCCAATACGCCGACCTGTCGTCAACACTGTTGGCGGCAATCGGGACGGCCGCATCCAACGTCACCACGCCAACGCTCGGGTTCGGTATGGCCCAGGCGGAGAACGTCGCGGCGACGAGCGGTGCCGCGACCATGGGGACAACGGGCGGATTGCAGGCCACCGCCACAGACACGATGGTGAAGATCACGGGCATCTTGGTGGTGATGGACCCCGGCAACTTGGAACTCTGGCACAGCTCCGAGACGGCGACCGCGACGACCGTTGAGGTTGGTTCGTCCCTCATTGTCGTGCGGACGGCATAGGAGATCTTAATGGCCCATCCCGTCACCCACTCGCTCGCGAGCGTCACCGATCCGGTTCAACAGAACCGGATCAAGGTGGCGGCCTTCGTTGCGTTGCCCAACGTGGTCAACGTGGTGACGGTCGGCGCCTACACGGTGACGCTCGTGGCGCGGCCGGTGGCGGCAGTCAACGGGTGCCTCCAGTTCAACGTCCGCATTACGAAGTCGGGCGTGGACGTGACGCCCGCGAGCATGAACCCGGTGCAGGTGTGGAACCCGCCGATCCTGTTCTCTGATCCGGCGGGTGACGTGGTACTGGCAGACGGCAGCTGCTATCGCGAGGACCTCCACGCCGCCCTGCTCGCCGTCGCCAGCGGGCTAGTTCAGGGACTCGGCTGATGGCGACGCTGATCGTCTACGACGCCTCCGGCGATGGATCGGTCAAGAGCACCGACGGGACCTACCTGACCGCCCGTTCCGGCGGCTCGATGGCGGTCCTCCAGTTCACCAACACGCAGATCGGGCAGGAAACGGGCTACATCTGCCTGGAGAATTTCTTCCAGTTCGACACGTCATCACTAGGCAGTTCCGCAACCATCAGCGAAGCGGTCTTCTCCTTGTACGGAAACTCTGCCCTTGTAGGACCGAGTTTCAGCATCGAGGCACGTCTCAAGCCGTGGACCACTGCGCTCGGTGCAGGCGCTTGGGTGGCGGGGGCGAGTCTTAGCGATCTCACGCTTCTGGCGACCTTCACCGCATCGGGTTGGTCCACGTCGGGCTACAACGACTTTACCGATGTAGCGTTCCCGGCCAACGTCAACAAGACCGGGCTGACCTGCGTGATGACTTCGCCGGATCAGCTCAGGTTGGGCAACGCTCCGTCCTCGATGTACGAGGAAGTCGTTACTTGGATGACCAAGAAGGGCGCGGGATACCAGCCCAAGCTCACCGTCACCTACACCTCGGTTGTGCCCACCGCGGCCGCCCTAGCCCTGACGGGAGCTACGCCTGCCGTCGCCGTGGCCTTGGCCGTCGTATCCCTGCCGACCGCTGCCTCGCTCACCGCATCGGGCGCGGTCCCGAACGTCGTCGCCCTCGGTGACCGTAACGCCTACCTCCTCGAAAGCGGGGCGGGCTCCGGGTATTTGCTGGAGGACGGTTCGGGTGTACTGGCGCTGGAGGGCGGCGCTGCCTCGGTTGTTCCCACCGCGGCCGCCCTAGCCCTGACGGGAGCTACGCCTGCCGTCGCCGTGGCCTTGGCCGTCGTATCTCTCCCGACGGCTGCGAGCCTGATGGCGACGGGGGCGGTGCCCACCGTTACGGCGATCGGGACGTCTCACCCGATCCCGACGGCAGCCTCACTCGTCGCCACGGGCGCGGTTCCGGCGGTCGTGGCGATTGGGACGGCCCTGGCGCTGCCCACCGCTGCCGCGATGACGCTGGCGGGCGGCACGCCTGCCGTTGCTGCACCGCGCGTGGCGCTGCCGACCTCCGGTGCCCTGACGATGACGGGGGCGACTCCGGGCATCGGCTGGACGATCAACGTGCAGCCGTCCGCGGCATCGCTGGCGATCACCGGCAGCATCCCGGTCGTCAACGCGGGCGCGGGCCTCACGGTCCAGCCGAGTGCCGCATCGATGACGATGGCAGGCGGTACGCCGACCGTCTCCCTCCCGGTCGCCATCCTCCCGTCCGGCGCGTCCGTCTCGCTCTCTGGCGCCACTCCGGCGGTGGCAGCGCCGCGCGTTAGCCTGCCGGGGTCGGTCGGCCTCACGATCTCGCCGGCGACCCCCGCCGTCGCGGCGGCCCAGCGGTACGCGCCTACTGCCGCCGCGCTGGCGGTCACAGGCGCCACGCCGGCAGTCATCACGGGCGGCAACGTCACATTCCTGCCCACGCCCGCCACGCTAGCCCTGGCGGGCGCCACGCCGGCGGTTGTGCGCCCGGTCGCGGTCTCTCCGGGCGCGGCGTCGCTCGCCCTGACGGCGGCCACGCCGAGCGTCACCCGGACGGCCAACGTCCGGCTCGAGCCGGCTCCCGCATCGATCAGCATGGCGGGCGCCACCCCGGCCATCTTCACTCCGGTCCTTGCCAACCCGACGGCGGCGGCGCTCGCCCTCGCCTTCGGGACGCCGAACGTGGCGGCCACCGCTAACGTCACCGCGATCCCTACCGCTGCATCGCTCGCCATGACGGCGTTCGCGCCCAACGTCATCGCGACCGATCGCAAGCTGGTCACCCCGTCGCCGGCGGCCCTGTGGCTCGCCGGGTTCGTGCCGACCGTAGAGGTGCTTGCAATCCTCGACCTCATCGCCCGTACCCGTGGCTATACGGGTTCGCGCGACGAAGGCACTACCTCCGCCCGAACCCGTGGCGATACCGCCACCCGGAGCGGCGGCTCGACTTCCACCCGTACCCGCGGCGACACTCTCCCGCGCGGCTAGGAGCACTTCATGGGGACATACGCCCTTGCTGACGCGCTGACCCGCGTCTACCGGACGCTGCGCGACCTCGGCACCACGGCCGATGCCCAACTCTTGACGAACACGGAGATGGCCGACTACATCGAAGAGGCGACGGCTCGCTACAGCTCCGACCGCCCGGCCGAGCTTGTCGAGGACGTGGTTTCCGATGGGACGCGCTACCTCGCCGTGCCGACCCTGTTCGAGGATGGATACTCGGTCATCCGTTCGATCGAGTACCCGATTGGCTACGAACTGTCGAGCTACCTAGACCCCCGCGACGTCGACCTCTACCGGACGCCGGTCGGCGCCGGGCCAGCCGCGCTGAACCTGCGCCTGGGATGGGGAATGGTCGAGAACCTCGAGACTGTCCGGATCACGTTCACCGGGCGCCGTGTGTTCGGCGCCATGGCGGCCGATACGACGGTCCTGGATCGCGACTTCGCAGCGGTCTGTAACCTGGCGGTCAGTGCCTGTTGCGATGCGATCGCCCAGAAGTACGCCCGGGCCCATGAGCCGGTCCTCAATGCCGACTCGGTCGCCTTCCGCGACAAGGTTCTCCAGTGGGAGAGCCGCGCCAAGCGCTATGAAGCTCGCTACCACGACGCGATCGGCCCGAGGATCGCGTCCGGGGTCGTCAACTGGGACAGCAACGCATCGTGGCGCAACGGCGAGTGGATGACCCACCCGCGGTATCGCCGGTGAACACGTACTCGGTTACTGTGCGCTACGGGCGCCTTCCGACCGAGATGCGCGCCGCGCCGGTCGAGATGGTTCGACGGTCTCAGCGGGCGGGGGTGTCGGCGGCGCTGCCCTACGTCCATCGCCGTTTGTCGCTCGTCACCCCTAGCGGGGCGACCGGCATCGCCCGCCAATCGGTGACGATGGAGACGAGCTTTGCGAACTCCGCTCACGGGTTCGTCGGCTACAGCGGGATGGCCTCGACCTACATCGGGTTCGTCAACGACGGGACGCGCACGCACTGGGCGCCGATCGCTCCGTTGAAGCTCTGGGCGAAGCGGGTCGTGGGCAACGAAGCCTTTGCCTACTACCTCCAGCGCAGGATCGCCGGCGTGATCCCGGGCAGGCCGGGAGGCACAAAGGCCCAGCAGTTCGTCGAGAAGCTTGTCGCACAGGAACGGAGCCGAGTTCAGCAGATGATGATTGACGCCATGCTCGCCGAGTTCCACAAGACAGGTAGCGGCGAGGCGCCGCCGCCTTCATGGCTCGTCTTCTGATGGGCACCTATGCGCTGATCGCCGAGGCGGTGAAGGCCGACCTCGAGACGGTTACGGATATTGGCGTGGTCCTCAACTCGGCCCCTCTGCCGCCTTTCATGGAGGACTGGGCCGAGTACATCGACACGCTCACTTCGGTGATCGACGGACAGCGGGCCGTCCGGGCGTGGACCGTCGGGTTTCTCGGGACCAAGGTCGTCTCAGTCCGGCGTGGGCTCGGCTCCCAGAAAGTGCTGCGCGAGGTCCGTTTCTCTATTCGGGGGTACCTCGGGCGGCATCATCCCGACAGCGAAGCGACCTTCCGGGACCTGATCGAGACGATCGTCGCTGTTCTTGACGCCGACCTCGGCCTCCGGGGGACGGTCATCGAGCATGCGCCGGTCGACGTCGACCTGCCCTCCAACGCCGACGCCGTCCTCCTGGGCGACGTCGTCTGTCACTACTGCGAGATCACACTTGCCGCGCGGGTCGAGATGACCCTGCCGGTGATCTAGAGGAGCCATGTTCAACCTGCACTGGATCGGGGACGCCGAGCACTACGTCATCGGGTACCCCGCCAAGGATATCGAGGTCGAGGACCTTGACGATGCGCTCCGGCTCGCCGAGACGGGGCTGTACAAGATCAAGGAGGGTAAGGTCAAGAAGGACCTTGCCCCCGTTGCCCCGGCTGACGCCGCGGCCGAGGAGTAAATCGATGGGCAGCGCGATCCGGGTCGGCAAGGAAGCCGTCCACGGCACCCTCTGCGCGGGAGCCTTCGTGACGGCCCCCTGCGGGTTTGTCGGCAAGCTCAAGCAGGCGAACATCATTCCGTCTGAGGGCCGGATGGGCCAGGACACCCTCTACACGGTGATCCCTGGGCTCCAGTCGGAAGAGTTCAGCATCTCTGACTCGCCGATCTATCACGATACGTTCGGGATGTTCCTGAACGCCGCGATCGGAGCGGCGACCAAGACGACCGTTGATACGATCTTTGACAACGCATACGCCTTTGCGAATGACCCGAGCTCCCTCACTGTTCAGTGGGACCAGCCCCACCGGAGTACGTCGCCGTTCCAGGTCCTCTACGGCGTCATCGACCAGTTGAAGATCACCTTTGACGTCAACGGCGACCTGACGTTCAGCGCGTCGGGCGTCGGGATGCCCGAGACGGTCATCGCTGCCCCGGCGTACTCGTTCAGCACGGCCCGGCCGTTCGCCGCCTGGGCCTGCGCGGTGACCAAGGGCGGGTCGGCTTATGCCAAGCTGCTCAAGGGCTCGATCACGATCAAGCGCAGCCGCAAGCCGTTTTTCACCCTGAACAACATCCAGACGCCATCGAAGATGACGATCGGCGATCGGACCGTCGAGTTCGAGCTGACGATCGACTTCGATGCGACGACCGAGTACGCCCAGTGGAAGGCCGCGGCCACGGACATCCTTGTCCTCAAGTTTGAGGATGCAGGGGTCACGATCGGCACTATATCAAAGCCGGCGCTCACCCTGACGATGAGCAAGTGCGGGTACGAAACGGCCGAGATCGACGATGGGTCGGACCTGCCGTCGCTCAAGATTTCGGGCAAGGCCCTGTACAACGCGACCGACGTCGGTCCGATGGCCGCCGTCCTGCGGTCGTCCAAGGACTACACGATCGCCTGAGCGGCTCGTGGGGCGGTGCGCCGCAAGGGCCACCGCCCCACCTTGCCATCCAAGCCCCACAGAGAGGTATCCCCCCATGCCGTTCAAGTCTGCTGCCGCCCGGCGCGCGGGTGACGTGGCCACCCTGACCCATGACGACTGCCCGCTCGGGCTCGATGAGGGCGAGTCGGTCACGTACTGGACGCGCCTGCCCCACAGTGCCCAGGCGCGGGTCCTCTCGGCCAGTCTCCGGCTCATCCTTGACAAGCGGGGCCGGACGGCATCGTCGAACATCGATCTCGGCGAGTACGCGTTGACCACAATCGCCGCCGGGATCGTTGACTGGACGCTGTTCGACGAGAAACACCAGGCGGTCCATTGGGACCCGTCCCAGGCGCGCGTCCTCATGGATGGCCTCCACCGCGAGGTCACGAAGGCACTCGGCGACAAGATCAAGAGCGACGATCCGCCCGTGCTCAACGCGGTCGACCCCGAGACCGCCGTTGACGGCGAGGGACCGACCGTGGGGGAAACCTCCGCCGATCGCTGATCGAGTGCGTATCAGGCGATCGGCCCACTCCTGAATGGCTCGTCCGCTGGGTCACCTGTCGGCGGATGGGCTGGACGTACGACGACTATGACGAGCAGCCCGACTGGTGGCTCCAGAGGGGCCTGCTCTACGAGGATGTTCTTGCCGCGGAGATAGTCCGCAGGCGCGAGAACTCCGCCGGCTGAACCGGCCCAGGGGCCCCGATGTTCGGAACCAGCGACCGCGAGATCGGCATTGATATCAATGCCAATGACGCCGGGGCATCGGCGACGATCAAGAAGGTCGGCGAGTCTACAAAGGCACTCGGTGACGCGTCGGAACAGACTAGCAGTCGGTTTGGCGCGCTCGGCTCGATGATGACGGGCGCCTTCATGGGCATTGGGATGGCGGTCGCCAACGTGGCGGGGAACGTCATCCACGACGTCGTGGGGATGGCCACGGGTGCAGTCGCTTCGGCGGCGGCGATGCAAGTCGCCAATGCCAAGCTCGATCAGGCGCTTAAGCTTACCGGCAGCTCATACGCCGAGAATGCCGCGGCGATCGATGATCTATCCAAGAAGGGCATCGCCCTGGGCTTTACCGACGGCGAAATCGTTGACGCTATGGCTCGGCTCGTCACGGCCAGTGGCTCGACCGCGGCCGCCGCCGTTGATCTGGGCATCGCACAGGATCTCGCCCGCTTCAAGGGCATCGACCTCGCGACCGCGACCAAGGCGCTCACGATGATCGAGGGCGGACGCTATGTCGGACTCGCCCAGCTCGGTATCAATATCAAGGCGGGGGCCACCCAGGAAGAGGCGCTGGCCGCCGTTCGGGAAAAGGCGGGCGGGCAGGCCGCCAAATATGCGGATACCGAGACTGGCGCATGGGCCAGGGTGAGCGCCACCTGGGACTCGGCGTCGTCGCAACTAGCATCCAAGCTCCTGCCTCGCCTGACCGACCTTGCTAACGTCCTGTCCAACCAGGTTATTCCCGATGTCATCTGGGCCGTCGACAACCTCAGCAAGCTCGGCCCCGTGTTCGTTGGGGTAGGCACCGCCGCCACTGTTTTCGCTGCGCCTGGGATCTATGCGATGGCCGCGGCGTTCGTCGCGCTGGTTATCGCCGCCCTGCCGGTCATTGCTCCGTTTGTCGCTCTCGCCGCCGCCGTTACCGTCTTGACCAACCTGCTCAATGAGCACCGTCTCACCGCCGAAGAGACGGGCCCAGCGATACAACGCGTTGGAAAGTACGTGGAGGGCTCGACCGTCGCCTTCAATGGCTTCGCGCCGGCGCTGGCTAGCGCTACCGCGGCGTTCCAACAGGCTAGCCCTAGCGCCTCGGCGTTTGCTGACGCCTCCCTCGCGGCCGGCGTGGCGGCAAGTACGGGCGCGGGCGGTATCTCGGCGTTCGCGGACGCCTCCCTTGCCGCTGCCGTGGTGGCCAAGGCTTCCGGCCCTGACATCTCGGCGTTTGCTGACGCCTCCCTCGCGGCCGGAGTGGCGGCCACCACTTCTCGCCCTGACATCTCGGCGTTTGCCGATGCCTCCCTTGCGGCCGGCGTGGCGGCCACCACTTCTGGCTCGGCGTTTGCCGATGCCTCCCTTGCCGCCGGTGTCGCGGCGGGTACGGCGCGCACCAGCGTCTCGGCGTTTGCTGACGCCTCCCTCGCGGCCGGCGTGGCGGCGACCACCAGCGGCTCGGCGTTTGCCGATGCCTCCCTTGCCGCCGGCGCGGCGGCGGAAGCGGCGCACCCCTACGTCTCGGCGTTTGCCGATGCCTCCCTCGCGGCCGGTGCCGCGACCGGCTTCGCCCATACTGACATCTCGGCGTTTGCTGATGCCTCTCTTGCGGCCGGTGCGGCGGCCGCCGCTTCTGGCCCTGACGTCTCGGCGTTCGGCGATGCCTCCCTCGCGGCTGCCGGCACGTGGACGACGGCGGCGAGCACGATCACGATTGCCTCGCGCACGATCACCGCCAATGCTGTCGCGAGCATGGTCTCGATCGCTACCAATGCCTCTGCCGCGAGCCAATCGGTTGCAACCCATACGATGAGCATGTCCATCGCTGCCGCCACGGCCGCGGCAAAGATCGGCAAGTCGATGACCGATGTCGGTACCTCGTTTACGGACGCCGCTTCCACGGTTATCGCCGCGGGCAACGCCGTGATCACTGGCGCCTTCGACCCGCTTATCACCAATGCGGATCTCGTGGCGTCTCGTTTGGAGCTTGCCGACTTGCGCAAGCAGGCCTCGGCCGCGAAGACGGGCTCGGTGATCAAGGCCCAGCTCAACCTCCAGATCGTCCAGGCGCAGGAGCACATCCAACAACTCGAGCTCCAGCAGCTCACCTACGGAACCGATGCGGAGGCAGCCGCCAAGATCAACGGCTATCTCACGGGCGCGGCCCATGCCGCGGGACTCAACAGCTCCAACAAGGAGGAGAAGGCTGCGGCCATTGCGTTCGATGCCACGCTTCGCGCTTATCTGTTGAGGCTCCAGGGCGACACCTACACATACGGCTACAGCACCGGCACGGCATGGGCACGCGGCCTCATCGCCTCCATCCAAATCGAGAACCCCCATATCGGCGGAGCGATCGCCCACGTCACGGGCCTCTTCAAGGCGACGTCGCCCCCAGGTCCCGAGAGTCCGCTTCACGAGATCGACATCTGGGGCGCGCGGACCGGCCAGTCCTGGGTGGACAACCTCGCGCGCTCCATCGGCAATACGTCCGGGATCACGTCCGCCATGAGCCGCCTGGCGCCGGCGTTCGCTGGCACGTTCGCTGGCGCAACGTTCGCTGGCGCAACTTCCGCTGGCGCAACTTCCGGCGGGGCCATGCAGCTCGCTCCCGGTATCGGCGCGCGCCTGGGCTCCTCAATGATCGCCGCGAGCGACCGCGCGGGAGCTACCGGTGGCGCTACGTCTATCAACGTGACCTATGCGCCTCGTGCCTTCACAACGGGCTCGCCCGCTGAGATGGCCGAGGCCTCTACGCTCCTGGGCCGCTTGGCGGCCGAGGAGCTGGTCCGGCGACGGATTATCGCCCGACCGGGCGGGACAATCTAGCATGGTCGAGAAATACGCCAACGCGTTTGCTACACCCATCGTTCTTACGTCCAATCTGAGCATCGGTGGAACCTCCGTAAGCGTGAACACCGTCGCTCCGACTGCGCTCCAGGGCGGCCAGGCCCGTCTCTCAATCCAACTTGACCCCGCGCACCCCGACAACCACGAACTTCTGCTCGTCACCGCGGGCCAGAACACCACGACGTGGACGGTTGAGCGGGCCGTTGAGGGCACGACTGCGGTTTCGCACGCGAGTGGTTCAACGGTCTCGCATATCCTGACGGCGGCGAGTTTGCTTAGTGCATCACCCGCCGAAGTAATCGACGCGCGGCGGGGCGAAGCCTCGCTCGGAGCGAAAATAGACCTGCTCAGTGCTGGCGGCGGCGGCGGCTCATCCGCCGAAGTAATCGGCGCGCGGGGAGGGTATGCGACGCTCGTGGAGAGCGTGCGCGAGTCGACGTTCGACGTGCGCGACTTCGGGGCGGTCGGCAACGGCGTGACGAACGATACCGTCGCGCTCCGGGCGGCGATCATCGCCTCTGCCGGCGCGAAACTCATATGGCCCTTCGGGGTCTACCTCGTCACTGACACGCTCGTTGACGCGGATGATGTGTCGCGCTATTCGTGGGAGGGGCTGCGCAGTGAGCGCGGCGCCCACGCATCCGAGGACGAGATGGGAATTGATACCAGCGCGGTACGCATCCTGTTTCGCCCTGCGGATGAGAGTAAGCCGTTGGTTCGATGCTACAACACCGCGGATCCGCTTTGGACGTTCATCGGTCCCTTCGAGCACCGCAACATCACGTTCGACTTGGGTGACGCGAACGGCCTCGTCTTTGGTGTTGACGATCCAGCTAACCCAACGACGTTTCCTGCCAATCCGTCCGAGGTTACCGATGATAGTGGGCAGAAGTACGTCACGGGTGTCCGGTTCGACGGGTGCGCCCTGATTGCCTCTGGAGCGGAGCGCGCCTCAGTCGCCGGGGTCATTACGCGCAGCGGACGCCGGATTATCTCGCTGACCAAGACGTTTGAGGCCGTGGTCGAGAACTCGAGTCTGTACGGGGGCGATACCCAGGTCCACACGCTCGGGTGTGACAAGCCGACCATCCGCAACGTGCGCTCTCAGGGGAGTCATCTTCCTATTGACTTCGTGCCGTCGGGTACGTTTGCCGTTCAGCACACGATCGATAACCTACAGGTCGAGGGATGGACGTTCACTCCTCTCAGGAATGCTGGCGTCGATTTTGCGGGGTCTAACCTTCGGTTTGAACAGAACGATGGCGCCCCGACAGGGTCGGGTCGGTTCGCGATCCCCGGCACCGTCGCCGTCACGGCCGATAGCGCAACTCTGACGTTCAGCCAGTCGATGAACGGAATCCTGTTCCCCGGCCTCTCCATCGTCGAGCTCACCGACGGGACGAACGTCCTGACGGTCATCGTAAAGACGGTGAGTGGCGCAACGGTGACGTTCGACGATGACTGTACGGTGGCGACATGGAGCGACGGTGCCGCGACGGCAACTCGCATTCACGGCTACGGTCCGATCGACTTCGGCGCGAACGCCGCGTTCACAAATGTCTCCTGTGGCGCATCCTATAACACGCCCGCCTTCGTCTACCTGATGGGGCGTTCCACTATGTCCGTCACCAACGCGCTCGGCGGTATCGGCAGTTATGGGGACATGCGCAGCCTCATCATTGGCAATCATCTGTATGGCACGTGGGACATGCAGTCAATCGCCATGTTCAACGGGTGTGACTACTCAGTGTGCCCTCCGAGTCACCCCTTCGCGAGCGTGTCGAACCTCCGGGACAACTACGGGACCGAGGACATAGGCAGCGTGCACCTGCCCGTGGGCGGGCTTGCCGAGGCAATGGCGTCGGTGCGCCGCCAGTGGGCCTTCACCCCAGGCACCACGGGGGCCTCTACTCTGAACACCCAGACGGATATCCCGGTTGTCCTGCGTCCTGTCGATGTCAACACGACGCAGCAACAGTGGGCGTGGCACATCAGGGGCGGCGCCATCTCACTGTCCGACAGCTCGTTGCCCTCAAAGGTGACTTCCCGGATCAGGGTCAGGTTCATGGCCGCATCGGTGTCCGGGACGACTGACCTCAGCTTCCAGTTCTTCGGCGACGGCGGGGCCTGGCTCTTAACCTGGACTCTCACCACGACTCCGACCGTGTACGAGTATGTGCTGGATGTGCCGGTCGCATGGCAGACCTCAAGTGACTGGCGGGGGATCACCACCGCCACCACCGGTGGCGAGCCCTGTTACCTGTTCGGGGTCACGGTCGAGGAGTTGACCGCAGCCGATGTGGCCGGGGGTTGGACGGCCGCTACGGGCACCGCTTCGCGCGCTACGTTTGTCACGTCCACTGTCACCACGGCGCAGTTGGCGCAGCGAGTTATGGCGCTTGAGGCAGACCTGATCGCACGCGGGATCATCGGCGCATGACATGACCAGTCCGCTCGGCCTCTTTGTCCTGGGGGTGGATACGCTCGGCGGGGGACTGCTCGGGGAGGAGCCGAGTCCAGGGAACGTGCGGCCGTCCGCGGCTTCGCTGGCGATCACCGGCAGTGTCCCGGTCGTCAGTGCGTATCCAGGGCCGGGTCCAGAGCCGGGTCCAGAGCCGGGTTCGCTTTCCAAGCCGTCCTTGTCCGTTCGGGTCGACTGGGACGCCGACGGTTCGTTTTCGACGACCGGCGACGATATCAGCGCCGACGTCGAGCGGATGACTTATAACCTGGGCGCCTGCCGCGACTTCCGCGGCGGGACTCAGGCATCCTCGGCCATGCTCACGCTGCTCAATGAGAACGGCAAGTACAGCCGGGAGAATACGAGCGGCCCGCTCTACGGCAAGCTTCGTCCCAACCGTCCGATCTGGGTCACGGCGACGTATGCCTCTGTGGCCTATGGCGTGTTCGCGGGCTACGTAGAGCGGCTTGTCTGCGACCCTGGGGCACGTCGGGCCTACTTGTATTGCGAGGGCATGGATCAGGCGTTCGGGACGGCCCCGCCTGCTATCAGCCCATCCCGGACCCGTTCATTCAGCGCCTACCGGGTGGCGATCCTTGACGCGCTCCGCGTTCCCGCTGGCGGGCGTTCGTTCGAGGCCGAGTACGATAGCGTGCCGTTCTCGGGCGGGCGCAAGGTTCGGGCGATCGATCTCCTCGAGGCGATCAATCTCGCCACCGGCTCGCGTCACTACATCGGCGCCGGCGCCACTGAGGCGAGCTGGTACGCATACACCGCAGTCAATCGGCACCACAAGCTGGATGCTGCCGTTGACGAGACGATCGACGATGCGCTCGACATGGATGCATACGAGCTGGACCTTGCTACGGTCGGCAATCAGCAATCTGTCGTGGCTACGCCGACGGTGTTCCCGGGTGAGGCAACCGTCTGGACCTGTCCCATCGTGCCCGTCTCGCTTCAGGCGGGCCACAGCCAGGATATATGGGCCAGCTTCAGTGGGTTTGTCCTTGACGCCGGTTTCGTAGAGACGCATACGGGCACGCTGACGGTGGCGGCGACCTACTTCGGCGACTCGGCGAAGTTCACCCTGACGGCCACGACGGACGCGACGGACGCGACGCTCACGGATCTGCACGTCACAGGGAACATGGGGGTTGCCGCGCCGGGCATTTCGGTATCTGCCGAGGATGCTACCTCTGTCCTGCAGACCAACTACGGGCCCCAGGCCATGCCCGAGATCGACACGCCGCTGCTCGGTTCCTCTGCCCTCGCGCAGGGGCTCGCCGATCACCTCGTGTGGCGCTTCAAGGATCCCCATCCGCGCCCCGTCGTTCGGCGGTTCAACAAGTTCCCATCGATGATCGCCCGGCGACTGTTTGACGTCGTTGGGCTCACCTACCCGCGCCAATCGCTGGCCGCCCGGCGGTTCGAGGTCGTCGGTTTGACCGGCGAGATCGAGCCGGGAGCCGACTGGACCGTGTCCTATCAGCTCCAGGAGGCGCCGTCACAGACGGCCCTTCAGTTTTTCAAGCTCGGCGGCTCGGCCGCTGAGGGCGTCGGTGGGACCGGCGTTCTCGCCCGCTAAGGAGCGCTCATGTCTGTCTGGACTTCGTTGGCGACCTGGGTGAATGGCGCCGTCACCGCGGCGACCATGAACGTCGAGGTTCGCGATCACCTCGCATGGCTCAAAGGGGCGTTTACCCAGCTCGGCGTCACGAGCGATGTCGCTCAGTCGAACCTTGGCCGCGGCAACACCTTCCCAGCCTCCCCGCAGCTATATGACCGCTATTTCTGGACGGATCAGGGGCTCGAGTTCTACTGGGACGGGGTGCACTGGCTATCGACGACGGTGTACAACGACCCGGTTGCGATCTCGGCGACGCTCCAACCGTACTCGGCCACCGCCGCCGAGCGGTACGCGCCCGCATGGAGAAATATTTACGACGTATGGCTCTTGGCCTTCTATGCGACGTTCATTGTGGTCGGTGGTACCGCGCTCGACGGCTCCAACTACTGGCGGATCACTCTCTATGGGGAGCCGTCTCACAGACTCTACCTTGACTACTACATCGCTACTGGCGCCAGTGACATCTGGAGGGATAACGGCCCAGGGTGGATCGACGCCTTGCAAGACTCCGTCGACCCCATGCTCCAGTTGAACTACACCAAGGTGGGTACGCCCGGCAATCTCTACATCTCTCCCCGCGTAGCCTATCGCCTCGTGGCCTACCTCGGCGGTTAGCGGGGCCCCTTTCTGCCGCTGACCTCGGCGTCCGGCTTGGCTGGGCGCCTGTTGGTGTTTCCCTTTGAGCAAGACGTTGAAAACGCGCGCCACCCGCCTTACGGATCTGCGTCTTGCCGACAGGCTGCGCGAGGACGATCTGCGCGCGGCGGAGACCCGGCGTCTCAATGATATTCGCCGCATAACTCGTAGGGCCGAACACCGGGCGATCAAGGCAGAAGCGCGTCGCATTGATGCGTTGATGCTTTCGGAGTCCCGGCGGATCGACGCGAACCGCGCGGCAGACGTGGCGGCCGTTGCGCTTGCGAGTGCGCGAGCCGAGATGACTGCATCCAACTTGGCCGAGCGCGTGGACTCGACCGCAAATGCAGCCAGCGCCGAAGGGGAAGCCCTGGCGAAGACGAACGCCGCCGCCGTGACGGCCGCCGCCATGACGACCGATCAGCGTATCTCTCCCCTTGAAAAGTCGCGGTACGAGCAGGCGGGCCGCGGCGATCTCGCTGGCCCGCTCCAGATGGCGTTTGCGGCCCTTGTCGGCGGACTCGCTATCTGGGTTATCCAACAGCTCCTGGCGGCGAGCGCATGAGTTCCAAGCACAAAGCTCGGAGAGGAGCTAAACCGATGATCGATACACTTGAGTTCGGCCTCGGAGCTGTACAGAGTCCGCCCGATGTTCGGGACTGGCCGATCTCGTCCCTCTTCGCCACTGTCGGCGTTGAAGCGGCGGTTACGATCCCGGCCTCGTTCGTGGTCCCTGCACCGCTCCCGCCGGTCCTGAACCAGGGCAACACGCCGATGTGTGCTGCGTATTCGACCGCGTGCCTCAAGGGGTACGAGGATCGGATCGATCAGGGCCAGTTTTACAACTTCGACAAGCCGACGTTTTTCCGTGCCATCGGCGGCGGAGTGAACGGTGCGATCCTCCGGGATGCGTTCGCCCGGATGCTGGGGACCGGCTATCCGGTCGTCAGTGCAGGGCAGGCCGGGAGCCACAAGATCAAGGCGTACTACGCCGTCCCTCGGACGAAACTCGACATTCAGCAGGCGATCCTCGCCTTCGGTCCGCTCGTCCTCGGGATGAACTGGTACGGCTCGTGGTTCCATCCGGTCAACGGGGTCCTCCCCGAGCCGTCCGGTGGGATTGTGGGCGGCCATGCGATCGCCGCGATCGGCTGGGACAGCCGCGGCCTCCACCTCCGAAACTCGTGGGGAGCCAGCTGGGGCATCGGAGGCGACTGCTTTATTCCCTGGTCCTACGCGCTGGCCGCGTGGGAAGTCTGGAAGGCGATTGACGTCATCGAGACCGCTCCGGTGTCGACCCACAAGGTCCTCATTGAAGCGAACACCGTGGTCCTGTTCGCGCAGATTAGCGGGGCGTGTATCTCCGGGTGGACCCGATATCCCTGGGGGCCATCCGCAAGCTCGGCATCCTGTGGCGCGCCGTACATTCTCCCCGGGTGCTCGAACGGTCAGGCGACGGTCGTCAGTATCACGTCTACAACTGGACCCTTCGCCGGGAAGGTCGTCCGGGTCGGATCCGGTGTCACGGTCACGGCCATTTGAGATGAGGCTAGGCGCTCCTCGCCAAATCAAGGCCGCGGTGGAGCAGGTCAAGAACCAGCCTGTCGCAGTCGCTAACGGAGCGGCTGGCCTGCTCGGCCTAGCCGTGTCTTTCGGGCTTCCCATCACGCCAGACCAGAAGATCGGCCTGGCCTCGTCGTTCGTCGGCATCGCCAACTGGTGGGTGCACAGCCAGGTCGTCCCAGTCAACAAGCTCGTGTCCGGCGATGTGTCGCAGTCGGCCGCCGGCGAGCCAGTCACCATCGTCTCGCCAGACGGCGCGACAACCACAGTCGGTGAAGGAGGCGCCGTGTCCATCGGTCAAGTCAGGCAGTAAGCACAGCATAAGGAACACTCTGAATGACGTTCATCGCACTCTTGACCACCATCGTCACCGTCCTCGTCACCTCCGCCCTGTTCGGATGGGGCCTCCAGCTCGTCTGGAACAAGTTCGCCCCGCTCGCGTGGAAGGAAGCTCCCACGATCACGTGGGTCGAGGGCTTCGCCGCCTACCTGTTGCTCGCGCTTCTGGCCGGAGCCGGCCAGATCTTCGGCGCGTAGCCGTGAGTCCAGCACTTGTCCAGGCGCTCCAGCGCCTTGTCGTCGTCGCAGTCGTCGGGGCCCTCAGTGCCATCGGCCTCAATCTGACCGTTTTGAACGGGGCGCTCGGGAACACCGCGCTCCTGCTCATTCCGATCCTGACGGCTGTCATCGACGCCGCCTTGAAGTACCTCGGTGGACCGACGATCCAAGCCAATTCCGCCATCTCTCGTGTTGGCGTTGGGATCAACAAGCCGCCCTTCTGGTCGGTCTGATCTATGACTTCTGCGTCTGGATGTTGGCCGTGGCAAGTTGACTTCGACTGGTGCGTCCTGGGCGAGCCGTCCAAGGACGAGGCAGACATCTGGCACATGGTCACGCCGCAGTCGGCCAAGACCGCGTGCGGGCTTGACGCGGCGAACCCGGACGAGGAATGGCGCTGGACAGACAGGCTTGGCAACCATCGTCCGTGTGACAACTGCACGCATGTCCTTGCCCACAAGGCAGACGCGGTCGTCACGAGCAACGGCGGAGCACTACCGAGGGATGCGTGAACATCGCAGACGAGCTCGCGGCCTATATCACCCCCAACGGATACCCATGCCGGCTTTACACGCTGGCGACCTCCCATCCTGCTGAGCACGCCGACCTCCTCGAGGCGATCGCGTCCAACCGTAGCTACTCAGTCGTCGCCCGCTGGTGGAATGACACCCGCTGCCCGGCGACTGGGCTCCATCTCTCTGACGGCACCGTGTCCCGGCACCGCAATAAGCTGTGCCCGCGATGTCTGTAGCCGACGAGTTGGCCGCGGTCGCGCGGTCCGCGGCAATCTCCGGCGGGAAGGACCCGGACCTAGTTGACCTCGAGGACGCCATCCGGCGGCTTCGATCGAAGGGCGTCGATTTTAGCGTCGAGGACGGCAAGGTGGTCACCGCCAACCACCCCCTCGACCGCGACCGCGAGACGCTACTGGACATCGGCAAGGACCACATCCGCCTTGGGGTTGTCTCCGACCCCCACGGCGGGAGTCACCACGAACAACTCACCGCCCTCCGGACGTTCTACCGCCATGCCGACGAGTTGGAGGTTGACGCCTTCGTGAACGGCGGGGACATGACGCAGGGCTCCGACAAGATGCACCTCGAACAGCCCTACCAGGTCCACGTGCACGGCGCCGACCAACAGGCGAACTACGTGATCGCCACGTACCCGCGCTCCACTCGGCCGGGGATCAAGACTTACGCGCTTAGCGGCAACCACGACGACTCGTTTCTCAAGGACGGCGGGATCAACATCGTCCGGCGGATCTGCGACGCCCGGCCGGACATCGAATACCTCGGGCAGACGGGCGCGTACCTGTCTCTCGGCCGGCTGAACACCTACGTCGTCCACCCTCGCGGCGGGATGCCCTACGCGAAGTCCTACCGCATCCAGAAGTTCATCGAGGCGCTACCCATCGAACGCAAGATCCACCTCTTGCTCATGGGGCACCTTCACAGTTACGACGTGGCCCAGGAGCACGGCGTCACCGGCATCCTCCTGCCGTGCTTCCAATCGCAGTACGGCTGGATGGCCTCCGGCGCGCTCCACCCGGCCATCGGCGGCGTCATCGTCGACGTGTGGCTGACAGACGAGGGCGGAGTTGGCCGGGTTGCCCACGAGTTCGTGCGTTTCCAGGCCCAGGTCGACGATTGGGATCGCGGCGTGAGCTATGAGGTCGCGCGGGGATGGACTCCGGACGGGCTCGTGGCCTGACCCGGGCGTCAGTTCTATAGCAGATTGCTATAGTTGGGACATTGCCGGTGCCCGCCCGTACCCCCTCTCCCTCCCCTCTTGACTGGTGTGTTACACTTACAGTAGCCACCCGTAACAGAGAGGAGCCCGCAATGACCGAGCCGACCAAGGCCCCGCGCACTTCCGTGCGATGCTGGCCCGACGACTGCCGCATGTACCACGAGACGTGGCTGCACCTGGAGGGCGAGGACCCCTGCATGTGTCCCTGCCATGTCAAGGTAACTCCCGAACAACGAGCAAGAGCAATCCGCCATATCCAGGTCCTCGTCGCCCGCCGCCAGCGAGTTGTCTTATGAGGCGATGCGTTGTCTGCGGGGCTTCTCTCGGGAAGTCCCGCAGCGATCGCCGCACCTGCTCGGCCAAGTGCCGCGTCGCCCTGTCGCGGCGGCTGCCCAAGCCGAAGCTCTGAACGGTGACCGTCCGCACCGGCACCTAATCCACATGCTCTATGGCCCTCCCGGTTCCCGCTGGGAGGGCCGTATTTTCGTGTGCCTGGCTACTCTTGTTTGCGGATCTCGCGCACCACTTCTGCCACTCCCTGCCGTACCCCCTCCGCGATGGCGCGCTTGATCCACTGGCGCATCTCCGGCGGCAGCCCCACGTTGGGGGCCGGCACCGCGACCCGCCCGAGCTTGCGGAGCAGGTAGTCCGGCTCCCAGCCGAGCGTCTTTGCCCACGTGACCAGCTTGTCGGCGTCGGGATCCCAGTCGACCCCTCGCTCGACCGCGCTGACGTAGGCGCGCGTCGTGCCGATCGCGTCGGCGATGTTGACCTGTGTCATCGCGACGAGGAGGCGCCGCTGGCGCATCTCCCCGCCGATCTTGCGGGGGACCACGTACTTACCTACTCTGTGTTTAGGGCTTGCAGTCCGCGAGCTTTTTACCACCGCCGATGATGGTCACCCCGGAGATGCCGAGCGGCTGGGCCGTAGTACTGTCATTCGTGATTGCAGCGATAGACGAGCAGATGCTCGCCGCCAGGGTCGCGGCCCGCGGGAGTATGGCGACGACCAGAAACTGGTCCGTCACGTTGATATCCAAGTGCGTCCCGTCCGTGAGCAGGTACGGGTACCAATCCGACGTGGCGTAGGAATAGGCGATATTGCCGAGCATCGCCGAGGTTAGGTCGGCGTCCGCTCGCTTAGGCGCGGCGGCCACCCCCGGCGTCGCGTTCGGACTGCTCGAGCAGGCCGCGAGGATCACCGCCACCACGAGTACGGATAGGCGCATCTTCATTTCCTGGCTCCCGCTTTGATTTCCACGGATCCTTGTACGCGCTCGCAATCCGGCTGTCAAGGGGTGCGCGCAACTCCACTTGCATTCGCTCTTGACAACGCAAGGGCCTTCTGCTAGATTGACCCCGTTATGGACGGCGTTGATCTCAAAGTGCTGCGCGTGCGTCGCGGCTTCACCGCGACCGACCTGGGCTCCGTGCTGGGCGTTTCGCACCAGCGGGTGGGCCAGATCGAGAGCCTGGGCGCCGTGGCGCCGGCGTGGACGGAGCGCTATCTCAACGGCTTGGCGCAGCTAGCGCGGGGCCGTGAAGGCGCGCCCGAGAGCAAGGAGCCCGCCCGCCGCTACGCGATCTGCGTCAAGCGCATGGGCAAGGCCCGCTGTGGGCGCGTCGTGGGGCTGAGTCGCTTCGGGTGGGGCCACGTCAACGGCGCGGCATCGAACCACCACTACCCGGTCCCGGGGCCCGCGTGCGACGAACAAGGAGGCGAGGCGTGACGAGCTGTGGCAACTGCGGGACGGCCCAGGGGCCGTTTGAGCGCGTCCACGTCGGCAACCGCAAGACGGGGCGGAAGCTCGTGCTCTGCGTCCACGGGCCGCTCGATGACGAAGGCCACGGGAAGGGCACGCTCGCGTGCCTCGCTCGCCGCGACCGCCAGGACGCCGTTCGGTGGGGGACGAGATGACCCGACACGACTATCCAGTCGACCCGATCCTCCGCGACGAACTCGCCTTCCAGCTCCGCATCGCTCGCCGTGAGCCTCGCGTCGTAGCGGCGCTCCGGGATGTCGGCAAGGCAGCGCGCGCCGCGGAGACGGCACGGCATACACACGAGTGGGCGGCCCGGGCGTTCCGGGAGATGGCCCCGAAGGCATCGAGAGAGGAGGCCGCGCTATGACCACGATCCGAGAACGGGACGCCGCGTGGGCCGAGGCTCGGAAGTTGGGCCGCCAGGAGTTCCCGACAGATTGGAACGTCATGGAGGATCGCCGCGCCCTCCTGTCCGCCGGCGACGTGCTGGCCGAGGCGGCTGAACACGCGACGGAGTGGGGAGATGTGGGTGGCCTGCTGACTGGCGATGTAGCGGCCGTCCGTGCTGCCCTCGCCGCGTGGAAGGCGGCCACCGGATGAACCGCCAGCACGCAAGGCCCGGCCGCTATCTCCCGCCCGCCGAGCCGCCGCGACAGCGCATGACGTTCGGCGACCTGGTGGGCCTCGTTGGGATCCTGCTCGTGATCGTGGGGTTCGTGCTCTGGATCGGGGTGACTTGGTGAACGAGATCGAAGGCTTCCGGGCGCTGCCGGCCGCGGCTACGTCGGAGACAGCTCTGCTCAATGCCCGGATGCGCGCGCTCCGCCATGAGATTTACCTGCTCGAGGGTGAGGCAGACCAGTCGGAGCAGCACGCCCGGGTCCTGCGCGACCGCGCGCTCACCTTGCGAAGCGAGCTCTACGCGCTGGAGATGGTCAAGGAGGCAACCCATTGAGTGACCCGTTGCGCTGCTTCGATCCGGCACACCGGAGCTACAGCTCGGATAAGGAGTGGGACCACTGCCAGACGCTCGCCGCCCTGGTGGACGCGGGCGAGGTCGTCAAGAGCTTCCCGGCCAAAGTAGCCCGAGGCTCGACCGTTGACGATGCGGTCATGGCGCTGATCGACGGGCGGGACCCGATTGACTTCGCCGGCACGTACCGCGGCTACTGCACGGAGTACCTGGTCGCATTCCCGGACGAGGCGAAGCAGGTCGAGGCCGGGCTCGCCCAGGTCGCGCTCTTTGAGCGCGAGGTGCTGCCGACGCTCGGCCAGGTAAGCGCGCGGTCGCGCAGGGTCCACCAGACGCAGATGGAGGTTCACTGGACGCTCGATGACATCGAGTACCACGCGCACCTCGACATCTCGATGGCGGACGGGTTCATCTGGGACGTCAAGGCCCCGGACCAGCGACTCGGCGCCCGGCGGGCCGACGACGACCCCCAGCTCACGACGTATGCCGCGGCGCTTTACGGCGCGTTCGGCCATCTCGCTCCCGGCGTGGGCTACCTCGGGCTTGTGAACAGCAGGACCCCGGAAGACATCGAACCCGTCGCCAAGCTCCGGACGAAGCCGTGGCTCGACCGGCAGACCTCGGTCCGGACGCTCGAGCAGATCGCCACCTGGGAAGCGGAGGCTCGCCGGCGCGAGGCGTCCCGGCGTTGGGCCCGCTCCACCGGGATCTATCAGACGCAAGCTCGGTCCAGCCCCTATGGCTGTTCGGGGTGCGACGCGAAGCGCTTATGCCCGGCGTGGGCCGGGTTCGATCTAGGGGCAGAGGCAGCGTGATGTACCACAGCACCGGAGTCATTCCGAAGCCGGCCGACATCCACTTTCAGATTTGGGGCAAGGCCGGCTCCCGCCTGAGGGTCATCTCCTTTGGCTCGCCCGGTGCCAGCGTTGAGGTTCACATCGAGGATCGCCCGACGCTTGACACCCTCCAAGGGGCGCTCGACCTGATCCGCGCCGACATGGACTACCCCACCGGTGCGAGTGACCAGACGCCTACGGAGATGGCCGACTGGCCGGAACAAACGGCTGACGCCATCACTCTCTCCGGGTAGCAAGAAAAGTAGCGCGCCCGCTTGACAGAGGGCCTACGCTGTAACCCCAGAGGCAAGGAGGCACCCATGCCACGCACCACCGATCCACCCAGCCGCCCTAGTCCGGGCAAGCTGCCCGATCCGTTTATCAAGCCCGAGGCGATCAAGCCAACCATCATGGCCCTGATCTCGGGGCCGCCGAAGGTCGGCAAGACCTATCTCGCTCTCCAGGGCGCCCCCCGCCCGATGGCGGTGATCGACTCCGAGGGTTCGGCCCAGTGGTATGTCGGGCGCAAGGGCTTTGAGCCGTTCGCGCTGCTCCACACGAAGTCCTATCGCGAGCTGATGGCCGCCCTCGATTACATCGAGGCGAACCCCGGCGCTTACGAAACGCTCGTCATCGACTCCATGAGCGTGTTCTATTCGGTCCTCCAGGACGCCGCGGTGGCCTCCCGGACGGCCCGCGTGGTAGCGGCCGGCGGCGACCCCGCTGACGTCGACATCGAGATGAAGGATTGGGGCCGTATCAAGCGGTTGAACAAGGCGCTCATGAGCCGGCTGATGAACCTGCCGCTCAATGTCCTGGTTACCGTCCGCGAAAAGGATGCGGTGGAGAAGCGCGGTGGCGAGTTCGTGAAGGTCGGGGTCAAGCCCGACGCCGACAAGGGCATCGAATACGATGCCGCCCTGCTCATTCGGCTCGACGGTCCGCCCCACCGCAAGGACGGGAACCGCGTCGCTCTTTCCCTCGGCGGCTGGACCGAGGGCCTGCCACCCGGAACCGAAGTGGCCAATCCAACATGGAGCAACCTGTTCGCTCCGCTCCTGGCCCGCGGTGGCAACGCCAAGGCGACGCGCGCCGTCCAGTCCGATGAGGCCGCGGCGCACGAAGACGCGACCTCGATGGGGACCCGTCTCGCAACTCCGCTCGAGGCCCAGGCGCTCGCCGAGGCCATGACCGCCGCCGGGTACGACCCGGAAGAGGTCCGCGAACGCAAGGGCTGGCCGCCCTTCGGAGAGATGGGCGCCGTCAAGACCGCCGAGCTGATCGCCTTCTTTGAAAAGAAGGTGGCTAAGCCCGAGCCTGCGCCGGAGGTAGCTGCATGAAGATCCCCGCCACCTGGGACGGCGAAACCGTCTACATCGTGGCTTTTGACACCCGCAACCCCGCCACCGCGGTGCTCATCCGGCACGACGGCTCGTTCGCGTTCGCGGAGCTGACCTCCCTCACGGTCCTGCGCCATGAGGGCGTCTTCAACAGCTACGGCCGCGATAACACGTTCACCCCGCCGGCGGAGACGATCGCGTCCCTCGCCCGCCGTCAGGCCTTCAAGGAGGCGGGCGAATGATCGCCCCCAGTGCCGTCAGAACCCTTCGGGAGCGGCGGGCAGAGATCGAAGCCCGTCAGTTGCGCCTCAGCGAAGAGGTCATCGCGATCGCCGCCCAACAGGAGGAGCGCCATCTCCTAGCCGCCTACTGGCGCGCGGAGCTTGCCGACATCGACCGCGTGCTCCGCATCCTTGACGCTATCTGTGACGCGCCGTTTATTCCGCCCGTGGAAGAAGCCAGCGCGATTGCTCCACTGGCGATCGAAAGCAAGGCAGCGGCGTAAGTGACCGACTGGAGGGCTGCCGGGCTACTGGCCAACGCCCATCGCGTCACCAACCTCGCCCGAGGCAGTTACGACAGCCCGGCCAAGTCACGCGTCAGGACCCGTGCCCTCCGGTTCATCGCTGGCGGTCTCGCCGCTGACGAGAAAATGGGCGACTTGTGGGGTGGGGGCGCGAGTGCGGCCGAGGCCGCGGCGCTCGGTATCCCGACCATCTCCATCGAGGACGGGCGCTGGCCTAAGAGCGAGCATGGCGTTTCGGCGCTCGTCTCCAAGCGCGCTCTCGTCACAGACGCGCAGGAGCACGGCTTTGAGTGGCGGTGGGGCAAGGCCGACAAGTTCGCCGGCGAGTGCCAAGCGTCCTTCTGGGACTTCTGCGGGCACTGGTGCCCCGAGATGCGGCGCACCCTAAAGGCGAGCGATCACCACAAGCGGATCGTTGTCACGATGATGCCCGAACGAGTGCCGGTCGGGCGCGGCCTAACCCCTGCGGAGTGGCGGGCCACGTATCGTGGACTGTTGTCCCTGACGCTACCCAATCACGGCTTCAAGTGGTTCCAAAAATACCGCCGCGCCGAGGAACAGTGGGCGTTTGTGTTTGGGTTGGTGCGAACGGGCAGGGGCGCCCGCCGACGAGCCTATGACCTCACACCCGAGGCCAAGGCCCGCCACGCCGCCTACAGGGCCACGCCCGAGGTTAAGGCCCGCAAGGCTGCCGCCAGGGCCGTCGCCGAGGCTAGGCCCGAGGTCAAGGCCCGCAGGGCCGCCTATAGGTCCACGCCCGAGGCCAAGGCCCGCAGGGCCGCCTGCATGGCCACCTACAACGCCACACCCAAGGGCAAGGCTTGCAGGGCCGCCTACAAGGTCGCCTACAACGCCACGCCCGAGGCCAAGGCCCGCCAACGATCTTACGACGCTAGGCCCGAGGTCAAGGCCCGCAAGGTCGCCTACAACGCCACGCCCGAGGTTAAGGCCCGCCAACGAGCCTATGACCTCACACCCGAGGCCAAGGCCCACCACGCCGCCTTCTACGCTGCCCACCGTGAGGAAATCCTCGCTAAGGGCGCCGCTTATTACGCCCGCAAGAAAGCCGAACAAACCGAAGGAGCTGCCTGACATGGGCTTTTGCAACCTGACCCTAGTGGGCAATCTGGGGCGTGACCCTGAGATGAGGTACACCCCGGCCGGCCAAGCCGTGACCCAGTTTTCGGTTGCGGTCAGTTCCAGCAAGCCTGACGGCTCGGGCGGCTGGAAGGATGAGCATACCGATTGGTTCAGGGTGTCCGTCTGGGGCGCCCGCGGCGAGCGCGCCGCCGAACAGCTCCGCAAGGGCGCCAAGGTCCTCGTGTCCGGCCGCTTCGCGACTCGCGAATGGGAAGGCAAGGACGACGGCGTTACCCACACGTCGCTCGAAGTGACGGCCGATGCCGTCATGCAGATGGCCCCGCCCAAGGGTGGCGGCGACACCTTCGGCCAGGAGGACGCGCGGCCCTCGGCGCCCCGCGCTGCACCTACCGCGGCACGTGTGGAGCCTGCGTCAGACCTCGACGATCTGGACTCGCTCCCGTTCTGAGATGAGGGGCTTCGGCCCCTCTCTCCCTCTCCTGTCTGTTCAAGGCTTAGGGACACCGCGTCCCTGAAGGGATTATATGGCGCAGCGAACGCGCTATGAGGTCAAGGACGCGTCGGGTGCGCTGGTCGCTGTCCACGTGCGGATTGACGAGCCGGACGGCACGAAACGCCTCCTGTGGGAGCGTCCGGCCGGTGAGTCTGGCCTCGGCGAGCTGGCCCTCGTCGACCTGCCGCTCTATGGCGTCCACCACCTCGGAGACTGGCCGGCCCACCGCCCGATCGTCGTCACGGAGGGAGAGAAGGCGGCCCAGGCGCTGATCGACGCCGACATCTGCGCCGTAGGCACGGTCACCGGGGCGAGCTCCACCCCGGGCCCGGCCCTGGGCGAGCTCGCCGGGCGCCACGTCGTCCTGTGGCCCGATAACGACGAGGTTGGCCGCGCGCACATGAAGCGGATCGCCGGAGGCCTGCGGGCCATCGTGGCGTCTCTCCGCTGGGCTGAATGGCCCGCGGCCCCGGCTCACGGTGACGCCGCCGACCTGATCCTCCTGGGCGCCGATGCCGTGTGGAACGTGATCGACGCGGCCGAGCCGATCGGGTCGGATCGCTTTGAGCATCAGGGGCTCGGGTACGTCGGCCACTTTGAGGAGGGCGAGGTCGACGTGACCTTTGACCATATCCGCCGCTCTGGCGGGGATCTGGTCGGGGAGCTGTCGGTCACCTCTGCTGACGCATCGGTTTCGGATAACGGCCACCTCCTGCGGGGTTCCTTCAATGTCTCCGCGATGGGCACCCGCTCGACGATCGCGAAGGCTCTTGCCGAACGCGCGCCGACGCTGACGGTCGATTGGCGGGGCTACCTCGAGCGTTTCTGCCGCGCCACGCTCGAGGCCGAGCGACAGGGCGAGCCGGTCGTGATCGTGGGCAACCGTCCCCGGAGGCCAGCGATCCCGTACCTGCTGGATCCCCTCCTGGTGGTCGGCAAGTCGACGATCCTCTTCGGGCCTGAGGGAACGGGTAAGAGCTACCTCGCGGCAGCCGCGGTCGTCTCGGTCGAGTCCGGGGTGAGCGTCATCCCTGGCTGGTGTCCCGGCAAGGGCGGGCATGTGCTGATCCTCGACTGGGAGGATGACGAGGACGAGTGGAACGATCGCCTTGCCCGGATCTGCCGGGGAGCCAACCTGCCGCCCGTCGGCGTCGTCTACCGCTACGGGCGCGGGCCTCTCGCGGACAACGTTGAGGAGGTCGCCCGGATCGTGGTAGAGCGGAAGATCGACCTCGTCATCGTCGACTCCGTGAGCAAGGCGGCTCCTCCCGGCCGTGAGGGTGGCGACCCGTCCGACTCCGCCGGGCGGCTGTTCGCGGCCCTCCGCTACATCGGAGGTACGCACCTCCTGCTGGACCACGTCCCCAAGGCCGACCGGGGCAAGGCGGGCTCTGAGCGTCCATACGGTTCGGTCATGAAGCCCGCCTGGGCCCGGGTCACGTTCGAGCTGTCCTGCTCGGATGAGAGCGACCCCGACGATCGCCATCTGGTCCTTGTCAATCGCAAGCGCAACAGCGGCGCCCGGACCGACCCGAAGGGCGTCGGGATCAAATATGGAGAGGATGCCGTGACGTTCTATGACGAGAAGCCCACGGGGGAAACCGTCCCGCTCCGGGTTCGCATCATCGCGGTCCTTGGCCAGGGGGCCATGACCTATGCGGACATCGCGTCCGAAGTCAACTCCGACCCGGAGACGGTGCGCAGCACCATGAACCGGGCGCGAGATCAGTTCGTCAAGGTCGTCGGCGCCGATGCGGTCACTCGCTGGGCCCTCGCGTACCGCGACGAGAAGGCGGCGTGATGAACATCGAAGCCCTCACCCGGCTGGCGCAGGAGGCCACGCCGGGACCGTGGGAGTACGAGCCGGGCGAGCCGGATGACCCGGCGCGCCGTTCATGGCCGGGTATCTACGTCCCAGCCAAACGCGGTCCGGGGTGCATGTCCTTCGCGGTTACGACGTTCAACGCGGAGGCCGACGCCGCCTACATCGCCGCTGCCTCGCCGGACGTGGTGCTTGCGCTGGTCCGTGTGGTGCTGGCGGCCTTGAACGCCCTCGCGGACCTCGACCGATGACCACCGTGTACATCGCCGGGCCCATGCGGGGGTACCCCTCGTTCAACTTTCCGGCGTTCCACCAGGCCGAGGCTTGGTTCAGGGACCACGGGTGGAACGTGTTGAACCCGGCTCGGATGGACGAGGCAGAAGGCTTCGACCCCCGCACGGACCCGGCCGGGACCCCCGAGTCCTATATGCGTCGCGACCTCCCGCTGCTCATGAACTGCGACGCGATCGCGCTCCTGCCGGGCTGGCGTGCGAGCAACGGCGCCAGGAACGAGTTGGCCGTGGCGCGGATGTGCGGCCTGCAGATCCTTGACGCCGAGACGATGGAAGACCTCCCTGACGAGACGATCCTCGAGGAAGCGCAGCGGATCGTCCACAGCGATCGGGGGGCAGCCTATGGGCCTCCCGAGATCGATTTCGCCCGAACGGGCCGCATGTGGGGGGCGATCCTGGGTATCCCCGACGTGCCTCCCGAAAAGGTCGGTTTGTGCATGGTCGCGGTCAAGATCGGCCGGGAGGTCAACGAACACCGGCGTGACAACCTCGTAGACCTCGCCGGGTACGCGGAGACCGTTGATCTCATTTGGCAACGGAGGGCGGCATGAGCGGGCGTCCGCCTTGCATGACATTCGCTGAATGGATGGACTGGCGGGCGTTCAACTTGATCCTCCATCCCTCTAACCGCGCGGATAGCCCCTGCCGAGACTGCACGCCGGCCTTTGCCGCGACGCAGCCCATCTGCACCGGCATCCCGGGAAAGCGGGGGCGGGGGCCTGCGTACACGGCAGACGAAGCGCTCGCGACCAGGCGGGCCACGTGGCGCGAGTCGTCGAGAAGACGGAGGGCGGCGTGAGCGTCATCTTGGCGATCGATCCTGGCACCACGCGATCGGCGTGGGTCGTCCTTCAGGACGGGCGACCGGTCCGGTTCGGGATCGATCCGAACGGGACGATCCTCGGGTCGCTGCGAGCCGGAATGCTGACGGATGGTACGCTCTGCCGTCCACCCGTCGCCGTCATCGAGCAGGTCGCATCCTACGGGATGCCGGTCGGCGCCGAGGTCTTCGAGACCGTGCGCTGGTCCGGCCGCTTCGAAGAGGCGCTGTACCCGACGCCCGTCGCCCAGCTCACCCGCAAGGCGATCGTCGTCCACCTCTGCGGCTCGGCGCGGGCCAAGGATCCCAACGTGCGCCGCGCGTTGATGGACAAGTTCGGGGGCGACGCGTCGATCGGCCGGAAGGCGGCGCCGGGCCCGCTGTACGGCTTCCACGCTGATTTGTGGAGCGCTTTGGCGGTGGCTGTCGCCTACGCCGAGGGCGCGAAGTGAGCGACCTCCGGGCCCGGATCGCCGAATACGACGCCCGCCCCCTGCTCGCATGGGCCGTGGAGTGGCACAGCGTCAACCGGCTCGACGGCGACCGGCGGCACCTGCAATGGAGCCCGGAGTCCGGGCCGGGCGATTTCCGTCTGTTCCGAACCCGCCGCGCGTGCCGCGCCTACATCGAGGAACGCTACGGCTATGCCCGCGACCGGGAGGATCTGCGGGCTGAACCGCACGGCTGGCGCATCCCCCGAGCCGTCCGCGTCACGGTGTCCCGATGACCCCGATCGAGGCGCACGACGAGGTGATCGCCCGGGATGATATCTGCTTCCTGTTCCGCATCCAAGCCGGTCACGTTTGCCGGGACGCCTGGGGCAATCGGCATGAGCCGTCCGACCGCGAGCGGCTGACCGTCGACCGCGTCAAGGAGCACCCGCGCATGGGCGTCGGGGAGTCTCACCGCGATCCGACGCACCTGATCGCCATGTGCTATGCGGGCAACGTCGGTGGGCCGTCTCGGGAAGTGCGGGCCGCCGAGCGCGCGTACCTCGCGCGCCTGTACCCAGACACCTGGGAGGTGGCGGCGTGACGCCCTACTACTCCGACGACCTCGTGACGATCTACCACGGAGATTGCCGGGAGTGGATGCCCGAGGCCGACGTGATCGTGACGGACCCGCCGTACTCATCGGGCGGCTTCCAAGAGGCCGGTAAGTCGTCGGGCAGCATCGGGAAGATGGGCGCGGCGACGAAGGACGACCGCATCGGTTACGACACGCTTTCGACTCGTGGGTACATGAACCTCATGCGCGAAGTCCTGCGAAGCGCGCGGAGCGTAGACGAGATTGCCGTATTCACGGATTGGCGGATGTGGGTCAATACCGCCGACTCGCTCGAATACGCCGGGTACATGCTCAGGGCGATGATCGTGTGGTCGAAGGGCAACAACGGCATCGGGCGGCCGTGGCGCAACCAGCACGAACTTATCGCCTACGGGATGCGCCGACCTGCCAACAAAGATCGCATCGCCAAGCACGGAAACGTGATCGACTGTGCCCGTAGCGGGAATGTGAACCACCCGACGGAGAAGCCCGTCGAGTTATTGCGGAAGGTCATCGACAACATGCTCGGCGCCGTATTGCTCGACCCCTTTATGGGCTCCGGCTCGACCCTCGTCGCCGCGAAGTCCCTCGGTCGCCGCGCCATCGGCATCGAGATCGAAGAGAAGTGGTGCGAGACCGCCGCCAACCGCTGCCGGCAGGAAGTCCTAGGGCTCGCCGCATGATCCGGGCCCTTTCGTCGTTCAGCCTTCCAGAGCAACGGCTGATCTTGGCCTTGGTCAGGCTGGAGGACTCACCCATTCTGGCACCAGCCATTCCGCGGCAACGGGCCGCATGTCCCCGTCTATTTGAACCGAACCCCATATCATCCGGAGTGCCCGGTTTACCTCTTGCGGCTCGCGATCCCAACTCACTGCCGGGACCAACCTCACCTGTCCCTGGAGATCGAGCCGCATGAGAGCGTCGTCGACCTCCGCTTTCTCGGCCATCATCGTCGGTTCGTCCTGGTACAAGCCGGCGATCCATGCAACCCGGATGCGGTCCAGTTGAGCCCGGAGCGCCGCCTGCTCCGCCACTGTGCTCTCGGCCAGGGCCACCTTGTCTTTCGGCGGTCGAAGCCGCAGGGCCTCGCGTATCGCCCATTCAAGGACGCGGCTCTCGGGGACGGTCGTCGTACCGTGGAGCGTGTCCAGCCTGCCCCGGGTGCAGCGATAACTGACGTAGCCCACCATCCTCCCGGACGCGCGGCGCCAGCCGGTCATGGTGCGCCCGCAGTGGCAGCGCAGCAACCTGTAGAACAAGAAGGGCGCCGCCTTCTTGGCGCCCCGCGGCTGACCGACCGGGAGCAGTTGCGGGGCCACGCGCCGCAGGATCACAGAGACAGCGCTCGGGTACCAGACGGCGTTGCCGTTCCGGGTCCGAACGCCCCGCGCCGTCAAAAGCCTTGCTGCTCCCGTGCAGGAGCCCGCTTCCTCGTATGCCTCGATGACGAGCGGGTGCTCGAGGAACACCGGGGCCCCCATTACGTCACCGCGGGCCCGGCGGACCTCCACCGCGTCGAGCGCTCGCTCCGAAGCCAGGTCGGCCTCGAGCTGGGCCATGACGCCGAGCAGGGCCAGGATCGCCCGGCCGGTCGCAGTCGTGGGATCCGGGTCAGTGTCCCGCGCCAGCCGGATAGCGACGCCCTGGACCCTGCACAGCTCGGCCAGGGCCATGATGTCACGGACCGACCGGGAGAGTCGGCTGAGGCTGTACGAGTAGACGGCCGACACCTCCCCGGCTTCGATCGCGGAGAGCAGGGCATCGAAACCCGGACGCTCGCGTCTCCCCTTGCGCCCGCTCCTGTTCAGGTCGGTGAGCACGATGAGATCGCGGTCGCCGAACGCCTCCGCGTACTGGGTGGCCGCCGCGAGCTGCATCTCGGGGCTGACGATCTCCTGGTCGCGATAGACCCGCGACTTTCTCAGATACGCGTAGGCGCGCCTCACGGGACAACTCTACAGCGTGAGACAAGGAGCCAGTTAGCGTGGTCCCAGACTCTGCTTGTCTCACGGGAGGGAGCAGCATGACGCTCATCCACGGCGATTGCATCGAGGCGATGGCCGCGATGGAGCCGGACAGCATCGATGCCATCGTCACGGACCCGCCCTACGGGATCGGCTTCATGGGCAAGGCGTGGGACTCGCTGTCTGCCGATCCGGTCGAGGCGTCATGGAACGTCCGCGGCAGAAACACGACTTCCACTCGGGATCCGGGAGCCGCTACACCGGCAGGGCGCAGCA